GTTTAATTTAATCGCTTGATATGTATACATCATTGTATTTATAATTCGCGCCCAAAATTCGCAATAACTTTCATACAAATTAAACTCGATATTCACATTAAATATTTCCTTCATTTTTTTATTGACAATTTGTAGATTCATGCTAGAGAAATCGAGTCCGAAATTATGGAATGTTTCGTGGATAAAAACCTTGAACCATTCTTCGCTTCGATACAATACGATTTCAGTGCTTTCTTTACAACCCGTTGTGTATGCGGTATTTACATGTTCCGTATCTAAAACAATCAATTGATTATTCGGTAATTGTTTTTCGAATGGTGTAAAGTATATAAAAACTGACACTGATTTTGAACATTGTTTACTAGAATACTCATCCAATATATACAACCACATGTACATCATATGAACATATTTATGTAATAAAATCACTTCGTCTGGTGTCAATTCAGATGTTATCACGAAGTGAATTGTAATATCCCTATTTTTAATTTTACATGTAAATTGAAGATTATATGTGGCATTGTCGTCAATATATTGCTGAATATGCTTTGGAAAAAAATAGCTTCCACCCATATTTGGCTTGGGAATTTGTTTCAAAGAATGAATTTTGGATAAAGTGTAATTAAAACACTTGTCTGTTATTTTTCTTGAAATATACTCGTCTGCTTCGACTAGATACGAATATAATGTAGAAATTATTTTATCTGATGAACTATCATTCATTAAATAGCCATATTTGAGGCCTTTTATTTTTGTATTTATATAATCCGTCATATATTGTATTCTATTATATTAATAGGTTTAAATTAATTATATTTCAACATATTATTTACAATGGTTTTATTTACAATGGACTTCATTCAGCACTTAGTTTGCTTCGAACCAACATGAGCGCATTTGCTATCTCCGGTTCCATCCCCTTTTTATAATGCTGTAATTTTGCCTTTTTAGTGTTCAATAGTGCCGATTTTAAATCCGTTTTATCTTGACTAAATTTGGCATATATTCCTCGCTCTAATACATTCTCTTCATTTCCACCATAAAATGTGGGGTCTATTTTAATGTCTTTGGATCGCAATAACTCACTCTTGTGCTTACCCGATTTTGACCCGGCCATTTTGGCTAGTTCTACATCATCTGAAATCTTGGAACCGCTACCTTGTGTGAATAATAGATAAAATTCCTTATTTGTATTTTTGAATTTATTCCCTTGGTAAAAATGCTCTACTGTTTTCCACTTATGACCATCCGCTTCAAAAGGCGATGTATATTCATTGTCTAATTTTCGTCTCCATTCACTTATTTCGGCTAATTGTGAAAAATCCTTTACTAATTCTAATGGTATTTGTTCACCATTTCCTTTTCCGGGGAGTGGTTTATCGTTTGATCGATTATAAAATTGGAACACGATTGTACCGTCGTATAATGTATTTTCCTTTTCCGCAATTACATCCACATCCAATTGAACCGGTTCTTCAATACCAAGTTCTTCGTTAAACATCTTAAATTGCGGAATAATTTTATAGGGGCCAGACGAGCCTTGTAAGCAATTCTTAGCAATATCCAATTTAATAGAATATGGTATCTGATTAAAATTAAACAAGCGATGGTATTTATATGTGATTAATTTATAATGTGTGCCCGTATAATCTAATAACATGTAATATTGAGGTTCAAACACACCGAGCTCTTCCAATATTTTGTCATTTAATTGGCCACATTGTAAAACATTATTGACATCACCCGCCTTCCATGCTTCACTAGAAAATATCACCAATTTAATGTTTAATATGCGCTCTAATGTAGATATCGCCCATGTATCTGCCCAGAAATCACATGTTTTAATTACCTTTTTAAGGTCTTCTATAGAGTGAACCTTTTTCATAAATTTAAATTCAGCCATCAATTCTTTTGATATTTTTATCTCTGATTTTAATCGTTTGTATTTTGTAGCAACCTCTTTGGCGCTTTCAACGATGAGTTGTTGTTCAGACCTTTCTTTGGCATTTCGCAATCTATCTCTTAATTCGTTATTCAGTTTACTGAGTTCTTTTAATTCAGTTTCTCCGGTTTGGACTGTATTAACAAACATTTTATATTTATCCTTATAATTTTCATATATATCCGGAGTAACTTCATCGGATAGTTTTTTTCGTAATTCCATGATACTTGTATCTTTATCAATAGATTTAAATGAATCGCGAATGACGGCAAACAAGCATTCTCCTCCGCCTTCATTGTCGATTAATTGGTATTCGTTACTTTTCAAAAACTCTTGAATCCATGGTTGCTCTTTATCCATTTTATATGCGTCGCGTTCAAGTTCCATTTGTGCCATGTCTGCCGTGTCTAACGTTTCTGCCGAAGGCTCCTTTGCTTTATCTTGGTCTGCCGACGGCTCTTCTTCTTTTTCTGCCGAAGGCTCATCATTATCTTCTTGGTCTTCTTTGTCTACTACTGCCTTTTTACTCTCAATTTTTGGCGATTTGTCGGCATCCTTAAGCAATTCATTTGTGGCAAATTTATATAAAAGTGGTTCATCAATTTTTGTTAAATCAACATCACCGTCTTCATCCACAATATTCGGTAATTGTTCCGACATAATTTCATAAACGCCAATTTGCTTTGATACTTTGTCGTCCTTAACTAGATAAATCGGATAATAAATGATATTATCATCTATAAAAACATATTTTGCTTGACCTAAAGCAATGACAACATCGACGCCTAAAATGTTTACTTCATACATAGACGCATCAAAGCTTTTATCTTCTGAGTCCAATTTTTTTAATTCCGGATAGTTTATATCTGAATTTAATATAGAATTCACCATTATAGTAATTATATATTACGTATTTATATTTTTATCCGTTAAATATAGTTTATCTAATATTTGCCCAAAAGTATAAGTGTCATTACATCAATCTAATTAAATATAACAAATTTCCCAAAGTATTGGTCTGTTTTAAGCTCGTGTAAATAATGCCAAAATCGTTTTCTATTGTAAACAGCAATGGTATTATCTGGATCATTTTCAAATAAAATAATTAATTGAATTAGTTCTTCTTTCCTAAGCTTCTTCTTTGGAATATTATAATAATTCGCGATATGATATAACATTTTTAAATTATAATTTTCAAAATAATCCACATGTAATGCGGTCATATTATCGTGGTCAAATATATCAAATTGTTCTTTAAAATCAGAAAAAAAACCTTCGCTATTGAGCATACTGTCAATATCGTTTTTTGCGTCAATATCAATTGTAAACTCACTGTCTTTTATTTCATATTCCAATTTCAATCCACCCTCCATTTCCAATTCCATGTTATCTGTATCAGATGTTTCAATTTGTTCGGACGAGCTCATTATATACTTATGTAATAGAAAAAATGTTTAATTATTTTTTTACATAAAACTATTATTTCAACAATCTATTTAACTTTATCAAGAATATCCATATGTTTAAATTTGGCCTTTGACGAGATACCGCTATATTGTTTAATATCGACCGATTTAATTCGCACAATTTTATCATATACCACATTCCATTGACTGTATGTTTTTAATGTGGCGATCGGAATGTTAGTAAGTAGAATATACAAATTTTCGGACAATTCTTCCACTTGAGCAATCTTATTACTATTTTTCATAGTCTCTTCATTTACAATCATATTTTGAATATTATTTATATTATCAAATACATAGTCCAATTTTATTACATTATTCTTAAATAGGTTCGTAAGGAATAAACTCATAGAACGTCGCTTTTCATTTACAATATTCATTTCACAAAATTTGTCATAATTTTCGTCGGGGGATACAAATTCCATATTTTCAAACAATTTCATAAATTCATTAATATTATACACAATGATATCAGTCATAAACGCATATTTAGCTTGTAACTCGCATGCCAATTTCGCATATACATTGCTATTGAATTTGTTAGAAGTAGCCATATTAAAGATAGCATAGCCAATTTTGTTGATGTATTCATCGTCATAGTTTTCATTTACGGTTATTTCATCTAGCGCGGCAAATAATTTTTCAATAATTTTATCATATGTTTTTTCAGTCAACTTATTAATTAATAAACGAATACCATCAATCTCCTTTTCAATGCCATCCTTTTTAACAAACTCCGTCTTTTGAAAACTGCGAAGAGCTTCCCAATTGTCCGGGCTGATTTCTTCAACATGCTTCCCCTTCTTTTTATATGCCGGCTTTACACGAACATTCGTATCAGTATTATTTGAAAAGTTCGGTGTTTTTACATAAGTAGGAGAACCAACTTGTTCGGTTAATAGTTGAATCAAGTTGATTGTTTCTTGAGGTAATGTAAATGTGGCATTATTGGCCCACTTTATATTTTCAAAATCTTGGATAGTATAAACTACTGTGGCCATTGTATATAATATAATGCTAATAAATTTATTATTTTATATCAATTTTATTGTTAATAATATTATTAATAGAAGACAAATATACTTAAACATATAATTAGGATTATAGTATGGATTCTACAGCAGAAGTAAATAATTGGAGTGATTTGAATTTAAAGGAAAATATATTGCGAGGAATATATAGTCGTGGATTTGAGAGCCCAAGTCCAATTCAGAAACGAGGTATTAACCCCATTTTGAGCGGCAAGGATGTAATTGCGCAAGCCCAGTCCGGCACCGGAAAAACGGGGGCGTTTACTATTTCCGCGCTTCAAATGATTGACGAGAAAGTAAATGAAATTCAAGGGTTAATATTAGCCCCCACTCGTGAATTGGCCATACAAATCCACAATGTATGTTCTCAAATAGGCTCATTTATGGATAATTTTAAATGTGTTCTATTGATTGGTGGTCGTTCCATGGACCAGGACCTAAGCAGCTTAGAAACCAAGCCGCAAATCATTGTGGGCACACCTGGGCGAGTACACGATTTAATTCGCAGAAAAAAGATAAATCCTAGAACAATCAAGCTCTTGATATTAGATGAGGCGGATGAAATGTTATCTAGTGGTTTTAAAGAGCAAATATATAATATTTTCCAGTTTTTGGGTAATAAGATTCAAATTGCGCTATTTAGCGCGACGCTTCCAAATGAAATTCAAGCACTAACCGAGAAATTTATGCGTGATCCGATTAAAATTTTAGTTAAGACGGAGAGTGTTACATTAGAAGGAATCAAGCAATACTATGTTGCGGTTGAAAACGACGCTCAGAAATACGAGACATTGAAGGACTTGTTTGAAGCCATTTCAGTAAGTCAATGTATTATTTATTGTAATAGCATTAGACGCGTAAATGATTTATGCGATGCGCTATCCAAAGATAACTTTCCAGTGTGTTGTATTCATAGTGGTATGGACAAGGAGGAGCGATCCAAGGCATACAAGGAATTTGTAAATGGTGGTTCGCGAGTGCTAATTTCGTCTAATTTGACTGCGAGAGGAATCGATGTCCAGCAAGTAAGCACTGTTATTAATTTCGATTTATCCAATGATATTCACACATATATCCATAGAATTGGTAGATCCGGTAGATGGGGAAGAAAAGGAATGGGTATTAATTTTATTACGAGACGAGATATTCGAAAAATGAAGGAGATTGAGCAGTATTATAATACACAGATAGATGAATTGCCGGCGTCTATTGGAAACATCAAACTATAAACCGTTGGACATTCAAGTTCACACAAAAATAAATCAATTCGTATAGAAATAATTTATTAATTAGCCAAATATAGTAATTAATGAATTCAAAATTTGAATTACCTATTTTCTATTTAGAAAACAAGGAAAAATTAGACAGTAATATTATTGATGATTTAGAACTATTGGAATTAAACGAGGAAAGCGAAGAGCGAAAATGCTTATTGGAAACGGTTATTCAGCCAAAATCTAAGATCGGCATTGAAAACTTGAATAAATTGTGCGAATATTATACCAATAATAAACTCTTTTTAAAACAAACGCAAAAAATAGTCAAGTCGTGGAAGCCAGACGATAAACTAGAATTAAAACAGAAACAATATGATGATTTTTACGAATTATGGAAAAATATAAAAGGCGACGAGAATTTTACCGACAGATATTATTATGTCGATATCGAGTTTTTCAAATTTTTAAACCACTCGTCCCCATTCTTACAGCTATTAAGCGTATATAACTTAGTGAGCCCAATTTTGAGTCTTATTTTGCCTATTATTTTACTGCTAGTGCCTTTTTTTATGTTGAAATTTAGCGGAATAGCAATTACATTGGAGAGCTATTACAAGGTTCTAACTAATATTTTTTCAAAACACGCATTGGGAAATATATTTACCATCATGGAAGATATTTCTTGGGAAAAACGTGTATATGCTATTATTTCCGTCGTGTTTTATTTCTTCTCTATTTACCAGAATTCGATCGTTTGTTATCGATTTTATAAGAACTTCAAATCAATTCATACTGATTTGTTTTTATTACGAGATTATTTGACAACTACCATTGAAAATATGAATATTATTGAGAAGTCGTGTGTAAAACATAACACTTATCTGCCGTTTTTACAAACCATGTATCCACACAAGGAATATTGTATGAAGTTACTGTCGGAATTAGATGTAATAACCGATTTTGATATAACGCGACTTCACACAAAATCTAGTCAAATTGGGTACATAATGAAATACTTTTATGAATTCCACATAAATAAGGATATACAGAACACAATCGAATTTAGTTTAGGACTCAACTCTTTCATGGAACATATGAATGGAATAAATAAACTAAGTCGAGAGAAATTCATAAATAAATGTAAATTGGGCAAGGCAACAAAAATGAAAAGCGCTTATTTCCCATATTTGATGTATAATCAACCGGTGAAAAACGACATTGACTTGAGTAGAAATATCGCTATTACGGGACCCAATGCTTCTGGAAAAACGACAATATTGAAGACTGTGCTATTTAACTTGATTTTCTCTCAATCATTTGGATACGGATTCTATTCTGATGCTAAAATTAGTCCATACAATCACATTCATTGTTATTTGAATATACCGGATACATCTGGCAGAGACAGTTTGTTTCAAGCGGAAGCCAGACGATGTAAGGAAATACTTGAAAGTTTAGAAGACGGTAAAAAACATTTTTGTATATTTGACGAACTATTTTCTGGGACAAATCCGACAGAGGCTTGTGCTAGTTCTTATGGATTTATAAAATATCTAATTAATCAGAAAAATATTGATTTTATACTGACAACCCATTTAACGGACTTGTGTAAAAAACTGGAGCCTATAATGGATAATAATCACATGGATGTTACAAAGTTGGATGATTTTAATTTCAAGTATACATATCAAATGGGTCGAGGTATATCGAGTGTGAGAGGAGGTTTGAAAGTATTATATGATTTACATTATCCAGAGTATATTTTGAATGAGTCGAATAAAATATTAGGTGGCATTTAGATGAAATACAGAAATACAGAAATATTCGTTTACATATTATTTAATTAATATTTTGATTAAATAATAATGCTTGAAGTTTTTACCAATCCTATTACTTTGCTTTGTTTAGGCGTTGTATTTTTATTAATATCTATATTGTTCTTTTATTTTAAGAGATCTATATCTCTTTTAGAACGAGCGCAAATGGAGCAAGCTAGAATTTTACAGTCGTTTATCACGAATATGGAAATGGCGCAGCATATGGCTTTACATAGAGGAGGTACACAAGGTGCGAATAATCGTAGTATTTCAACAGAACCAGCTACTCTTTCTACGCCATCATCTGATCAACGATTAATTGATGTATCTGATGAGGATAATGATAGTGATTCGTCTGGTGACGACAGTGACGACGACTGTAGTGATAGTGGTGACGACGAGTCTGATGACGACGAAGAGAGTATGAATGATGATACACCAAATAACGAAATTGTATCAATCGTATCTAGTAAAATACCGATTATCGAAATCGACGAACTAGAACATGATAGTGATAATGAGAGCGACAACGACAATAACAATGATATAAAAGTAATCCAACTTCCCGAGAATACTTTAGAAGAATTTAACCCGGAAGTATTAGACATGAATACTTTAAGTTGGCTAGATAAGCGAGTAAATAAGCAAGATGACTCGGAAGCAGATTCTGATGATAATTCTAGCATAAACGATTCTATCGCCGATTCTATTCAATCACTCTCGGAGGAAGAGCAGCAAATAGTGAATGAGGTTAAGAAAGAAAAGATACCCATTGCCGATTATAAAACACTAAGTGTACAAACATTAAGACAAATCGCAGAAGACAATGAATTGATTAAGAAGGGAGAGAAAAAGACGAAGAAAGAATTGCTTAGTTTATTAGAAAATACAAAGAAATAATTGTAAATACATTTTCTCTCCACCTATATATAAATGAGTTGGGGAACATGTTATTCTGGATCTAATAATATTCATTTCGATTTCCCACCTATAATGGCAGATGGCAGAAATTTCGCAAAATGGCAACCCGGTGCAGTAATTAATCAGCAAATTAGAAATGAAAACAATATTAAGTCGAACTGGCAATACAGACAATATTTAACAAAAAATGCCGATTCTATTATTAAGTCAAATCAATTGGAGGCATGTGATGAATCATGCTATTGCCCAGCTTTAAGAACTGGTGAGCAAATCTCAAACAGCCCATTTTTGTACAAGTCGTGTATGGATAAATCTCAGCCCTATGGATATGAAACCAGCGATTTAAAGAATGTATATTTATCATCTTATCAATTACAAGCTAGAATGGTTGCTCCAGCGATTACACAAGAGCAATTATTACAGCAAAAGTATCCCAATGCTAATTAAATGTAGAATAGAGTACAGTACAGTACAGTAAAAGTAACAATTTATTTAATTAAATTAAGTAATTAAATAAATAAACCAATCTACTATATTATTAGCTATCGACAATGAAATTATTAAGTGTTGATGTCGGTATAAAAAATCTAGCACTTTGTCTGTTTCATGTCGAAAGTAAAGAACAATATGAAATCGCGAACTGGAATGTAGTAAATTTATGTAATGAGAAAGCTGTAAATTGTTCTTGTGGAAAACCGGCAAAATATATGTACAGTGCAATGTATAATGAATCACCAAATCAAATATATTGCTGTAAAAAACATAGCAAAGATTCTGGATTATCTATTATTCCGGTAGATTTGGAATTGAATAAACTGAAAAAGAAAAAAATCCATGATATAAAAGCGATTTTATCAACCCATCAAATAGAATTCGATCAAAAAAAAAGCAAGGTACTATTATTAGAATACTTAGAATCAGAGCTTGAAAACAAATATGTTGTCCCATTTTCAAATAAAGTAAAAACAAACGACTTGAATTTAATTGAAATTGGTATTCAGTTAAAACAAAAATTGGACGAATTATATGGAGATATTCATATAGATACCGTTATTATTGAAAATCAAATCAGCCCTATAGCAAATCGCATGAAAACATTACAAGGAATGATAGCTCAGTATTTTATCATGAAGAATACGACAGACATTCATTTTATATCAGCATCCAATAAATTGAAAGACTATGTTTCAAAAAAAACTACCTACGCAGAGAGAAAAGGTATGGGAATTGAAATATGCGAAGAATTGTTAATTAATAATGAATCATTCGGAAAACATTTAGACATGTTTCATAAACACAAAAAAAAGGACGATTTAGCCGATTGTTTTTTACAAGGTATTTGGTATTTGAAAGATAAGATTATATATAATTAATGTGTTTGATTTAAAATTATAAGTTCTAATTAATTCATAATGAGTGAACCGGAAATTATCGATATTAGTAATTTTGATTCAGATAGCACAATAAATATAAATAACTCGGTCGATAGAGGAGAGATGCGTGGATCTAAATCATCAAATTTCGGCATTGGAATTGAACTATTAATGAATGATAAAAAGAGAAATTCCAGTGGAAGCAGTAAAATATCTAGCGATATTGATGTGAATGATTTAAATAATTTAGAAGACGAATTGAATGAGCTAACAATGCCAAAGAAAAGTATAAAATCGGCAAGATCAAACATGTTTTCCACATCTTTTAAATTAAACGAAGATCAAGTGGAGGACATTAATATGGATGAGGATGATGATAATAATGATGGCATGTTCAGCGAACCATTAAATTTGGGCGCTTCCACCAAACAGCAATCTAGCGATGAGAAAAAGACATGGGATGGGTATGGCAAATTTAATGATATTCCTATTAATCCCGATATTACGAAATCCCAAGCTGAACCCAAATTGAGCAAGGAGGAGGCGTTGAAGGAGAAATTTACTTACTTACAAAAGTTGGAAAATTTGGAAAAGAAGGGTGTTAAGTTAACCAAAAAATATGACATGGAGTCGAATTTGCTTGAAATGAAGGGCGAATATGAAACCATTGTTGCCGAGAAGGAGAAGAAGAACGCAGTGAAATTCCAAGGAAAAATGTTAATGGCATGTATCACTGGCCTAGAATTTTTGAACAATAAATTCGACCCATTTGATGTGAAATTGGATGGATGGTCTGAACAAATTAATGAAAATATTGATGACTATGATGATATTTTTGCGGAATTACATGAAAAGTACAAGTCAAAAGCGACCATGGCACCGGAATTGAAATTACTCTTTCAACTTGGTGGTAGTGCTTTGATGGTTCATATGACAAATAGCATGTTTAAATCTGCCATGCCCGGTATGGATGATATTATGCGCCAAAACCCAGACTTGATGCAGCAATTCACGAGCGCGGCTGTAAACTCAATGGGGCAGACGAATCCGGGTCTAGGTGGGTTTATGAGTTCCATGATGGGTGGTGGGGGTGGTCAACAAAGACCACCGCCTCCTCTACAGCAACAGCAACAACAAAGACAGCAACAGCCACAATATAACCCAAACCAACAGTATATGAATCCATCCAACGGAGCCCCACCGCCTCCTATCGCGACACAAGGTCCTAATTCTGCGCCCCCGCCAGTGAGACCGGGATATGTACCTCTTTCAAATAGACCCGATATTAATGCGAGCCGTGATATTCCATCGGCTGAAAAATCGAGACGCCCCGAGATGAAGGGACCAAGTGATATTTCCAATATTTTATCCGGTCTTAAAATGAAACAGACTGAAGTAAATATTCAGAATGATAAAGATGAGAAAGGAAGCACCATTAGTATTAGTGAATTAAAGGAGATGCAGAACGAGAATATGCCGTTGAGATCCAAGCGCAGAAAATCAGATCGTAATATTGTAAGCCTTGATATCTAATCAAATCAATAAAACAAATCAATAAAACAAATCAATAAAACAAATCAATAAAACAAATCAATAAAACAAATCAATAAAACAAATCAATAAATCAATACATAAATATATATTATTTAAATAGTATATATTTATTTCATGTTTGAAAACGGATTATTTATTTTTAGAAGAGATTTACGCATTCAAGACAATATTGCTTTGAATTTAGCAACAGAACAGTGTAAAAATATATATCCAATTTTTGTATTTACACCAGAGCAAGTAACCGATAAAAATAAATTCAAGTCGGACAACGCAATTCAATTCATGATTGAGAGTTTGGATGATTTACAGAGCAATATTAGCAATCAAGGTGGTGTTTTAAACACATTTTATGGTGAAAATGAGACGATCGTTAAACGACTTATTTCCAAGTGGAAAATTGACGCAGTATATTTCAATACTGATATAACGCCATATGCGAAAAAACGCGACGAATCCATCGCAAAATTATGTGAAAAGATGAATATTAAGTGTATAACGGGTCAAGATTATTATTTATACGAACCAAATGCGGTAGTAACTGGTGCGGGAGAATATTATACAAAGTTTACACCATATTATAATACAGTGATTCGTATGAAGGTTGAATCGCCGAAATACATGCGACGATTTAATTTTACAAAGACAAAAACATACGACGGTAATATTACCATAATAGAAGCATATTTAAAATTCACAGAACCGAATTCAGATATATTAGTGAATGGGGGGAGAGATAATGGAATGAAAATATTAAATGATATTGGGAATTTCAAAGCATATGGCAAGACGAGAAATGATTTGGATAAAGAAACAACTCATTTAAGTGCGTATATGAAATTCGGAAATGTATCGGTGAGAGAAATATATGAAAAAATGAAATCGAGATTAGGAGTAAACAGTGATTTATTAAGGCAGATTATTTGGAGAGAATTTTATGCGCAACTCTTATATCATAATCCGCAAGTATTGGGCAATCCATTGAAGGAAAAATATGGAAAAATACATTGGGATAAGAACGCGAAAAATTTGAATGCGTGGAAGATGGGTATGACTGGATTTCCAATTGTTGACGCCGGAATGAGAGAATTAAACGCGACCGGATATATGCACAATCGGGCAAGACTAATAACCGCTAGTTTTTTGATTAAAACGCTTCTAATTAGTTGGGAGGATGGCGAAAAATATTTTTCTCAACATTTAACTGATTATGATCCGGCAAGTAATAATGGAAATTGGCAATGGGTTGCTTCGACGGGTGCTGACTCACAGCCATATTTTCGCATATTTAATCCGTGGTCTCAATCCGATAAATATGATCCGGATGCCAATTATATTAAAAAGTGGATACCGGAATTAAAAGATGTTCCCGCAAAAGCAATTCATAATTGGGACACTGAATGTGAAAAATATGCGGATATTAAGTACCCTAAACCGATTGTAAACTACGAAGAACAGCGAAAAAAAGCGTTGGCAATGTATAAGCAAGTTGTTTGAACTCGTTTAATCGAATTTAGTTAGTCATGTTTAATCAAACTTAGTTAGTCTTGTTTATTTGATGTAACTTTATAATATCAAATACACCATGATTATCATAAATGTTAACAGTTAAATTAATATATGGTATGCTATAACTATCGTCTAATATAAGATCGTTTTCATCAATCTTAATAGTCATAACATCCACATTTTTGCTATTTTTTGAAACATCAATATATAATCTATCGCATATCGAATTTACGGTTTTGTCAAGTTTATCTATTTTCTTCTTCTTTATATATTGAGGCACAATAGCAATCTTATAACCAGTAGATCCGTTTTTATCTAGATACTCAGTGACATTATCACTAACTAGAAATGTTTTATTTATATTCATAAATGGAGTAGTACTATGACCGATAAGAGTATAATCGTTATTCGATTTGACCTCATTTTTTAATGAATAAATAATAAGTTGATTATGTAACTTTTCGTTTTTATAATCAACATATACGATGTTTAGTCGCATAATAATTATATATTATCTATATAATTATTTTAAGGTGAATTAATTTAAATGCGATATTATTTGAATGTGAGATTATTTTATTATTGTCAGCATCTTCATTTTTTGTTTTTATTCTATAATTAATTTATTTGTAGAATATATATGTCTTATCCGAATTATAATAAATATAATCAGTATGTTACTTGTTGTAAACCTATCGGATCAACTGGACCACCTGGTGCGACGGGTCCAGTTGGGCCAATCGGTCCAGTTGGTCCATCAGACGGACCACAAGGTGCCACTGGTTTAGCTGGTCCTCAAGGGGCAACGGGCGCAACTGGTCCTCAAGGTGTTACTGGACCGATTGGCGCAACTGGCCCACAAGGCGCTACTGGTGTAGCTTCACCAACACCAACACTTGACCAAGTTTTAGCCGTTGGAAATACTGCTACTGGAAATTATGCTAGAATTGGTTTAACAAATAGCGGTATTGGTTATGATACAAACTCTCAATTAACCCTCAACAACTCTAACGCTACTGCTGGTACTACTGCTGGTGTGCCTTCTATTGAGATGAATAAAAGTGGGCGTAATGGGGCGATTAACGATGTAGTTGGCTCTGTATTTTTTAATGCGTTAGATAGTGGTGGCGTAAAAAGAACTTTTGGTAAAATAGAAAGCACAATTACTACAACAACAGCCCCTTCAAACCACGACGGAGCGTTAGATTTTTATAGTTTAATTAACAGCGTTAATCAACTGGTATTTAGATTGAATGGTGCTGATAATGAGAACAACTCGTTTAGACCTTTCGATTTAAACGGAAACGCACTAAAAACTTCTACTGGTACTTTATCTATTGACGCAACTTCTTCTACTCCAGGAACAGGTCAAATTACTATCGCACCTAAAACTGGTTCTAATCTTGCGATAGGGACGACCCCTGCTGGAACAAACAGAACTATTATTAACGCTGATGGAACTGGTATTAATTTACAGAATATTAGTGCTGGTTTTACTGGACTGGTTAATTTAGTAAATAGTGTGCTGACGCAATCTTATCTGTTTATCCAACAGAACTTCGGTAGTGTTCTTAAATATATATATGTGAAATGTGATGCTTCGCTTGGTAATAGTTTAGAGAGTTTTGACCTACATACACCAACAACGCCGTTTAAAATCAAAGTGGATAATGGTTCGTTTGCTTCAAGTAATTCTTCGCTGGAAATAGATATGAACCCTGTGAATAATCCTCTTGTTCTCGCCCAACTAACTTTTACCCACGACAACACGCTTCTTGCGACATCGTCTTTTGTTCCAGACCACTACATACCAGTTCTAATAGGAGGAACACAATATTACATTCCAATAACAACTTCACCTGTGTAAGATATATTGTCATATTGTATGTGTATGATGACGAACGAGTTTAATAGTGAAGGTGGTATGTATTTCAGAATTTATTGAGTTGTATACAGATACAACTCAATACAGAGATAAATAATAATAATAATATCCGAACGCCAATATCGCTTCTTATCTAATTGACTTGAGCCAATTGCGTCAAAATGGGCATCTATATATAAGGTAGGTATTTTATCCAAGACGAGTTAATACAATAGATATACTACAAACTGCTCCACCACCACCCCAAATAGAACTATCACTCGTTCCAGCAGTCAAATTAAAACTACAAGAACCACTCGCTAATCCATTAACCTCAAAAGTATCGGTAAAACTACAATAAGCCGCCATCGGCGTTCCTGATGAGAGATATTGAATAGCGTTTTGAAGACCACCTTGACTATATCCAAAAACGGAGTTTTGCTCTACGTATTGAGGGGTAGTATCCGTAATAGTATAAGTAATAACATTAGCAGTATTGAGAGCATTAGTGTAGAATGCTACATCTACTTTCCAAATAGTTCCAGCAGTCATTTCTGTGACTGGGACACTCAATAGAGCAATTGTAGGACTTCCGCTTACAGAAAACGCCAAACCATTTGTATTACTCCTTATTGGTCTTATACTAACATTATTAAAAGTTAAATCAGTAGCGGTTAGTTTCGCAACATTACCACCACCATCATCAATATCAATTTCGTCTTTTGTAATCTCGGTATTCGCACCACTCGCAGTTTCACTCAATTTGATACGATGATGGGTTAAATCGTTCTCCAAAATGGTTTCCAAAGTATTAACACCTACTAAATCAGTATAGGTCTGTTTAAAATACGCTTCTTCGTTTATTATATCTTGGAATATTTGTTGAGTAGATAGAGAAGTAGAAGCATTATTGTAATGTAGTTCTATTCTTGTTGTATCCATATTAAATCGGTAATCAGCAGAACCACCAGCAAAATCAATAGAAGAAGCAGTAATGTCTGTATTCCTAATTTTACTATCGGTTATAATATCCTTACTTACTTTAACAGACCCAGTAGCAACATTCGGCGTAAGGAAAATATCGCCAGTTCCAGTAGAAGCAGTAGCAGATAAAGTAATATCACCAGTTCCAGTAGTAATAGCATTATTATTCATATCTATTGGTCGTAAGAACTCGGTTTGACTATCAACACCATTTACCCTAATAAACTCTGTATTAGAATTATTAACTCTTGCGAATAGACCAATACTGCCGTCCAAATTACCACTTGTATTACTACGAATAGTTGATGCTATTCTTGCGTATTCTTGATTGTTTGCGGTTGTTGTATTAGCATTAAAAGTAATTACGCCAATATCATTTCCAACAACATTTAAGTTCTTGTAAAACTTCATCGTTCCAGCACCAGTAGCAGTATCGTTTTGATTTAATGTAAGCATAGGATTTGCTGGTGTTCCAGTATTATTTGTCGCTAATGTAAGATTAGCAGTAGTAGGGTTGTAATCCAAATAATCGCCACTCGCTAATGAAGGCACTATTAAACGACCAGTAGAAGACAAATCAATATTATCAGCACTTATAGTAAGGTTTCCAGCAGTGCTTATACCGAGATTTCTCGCCGTCCCAACCACCGTGTGAGATATAATAGCATCGCCGCTCAAGGGTGTTTCAATCGTTATTTCGTGGGTATTACCCAAATTATTATCTTGTGCGTTAATTTTGAGTTCCGAACCACTCGCATTACATATGCTTCCTATCGAATTAGTATTTAGTAGTGTATTATCAGTATAAGTCAGTCCGAACAAAGCGTTTGTTTGATTGATTTGATTACCAATATTGACTGTTTTTACGTAGGGACTTCCTCCTGCACTATACGAGGTAAGATTATCTACAATACCAATTGACGTAACTATATTTACCCTATCGGAGAACTGATTAGTAGCAAGGTTTTCCACTCTCGCCAACAAATCAGTCTGCCCTGATTGAGAGGTCGTCTTAGTTGAAACATCAACCGATCCACTTAAATATTTGAGTTCTGATGAGGCAAGAGTAGCATCTACATTGTTTGCAATATAATTAACAACACCTACACCAGTATCAAAGTTCATTGCTTGATTCATACTTGCAGTAAGTGTCGTTTGACTCGCAGTAGCGACAATAGTTCCGTTTGTTCCCGTATCTGTATTTAAAACACCACCTCCGAGTGTAAAAAGAGTTTTTGTTCCAGTCAGACTATTCACACTATCAACGGCACTCGCCGAATATTCTGTCTGTCCTGACTGAGATTTGATTTTTGATTGGGCGATTGTCCCTACAGTAATATCTTCAAAACTGATCCCTATTTGAGAATAAGTAGTAGGGTTCTCAATAAGGATTTCGCTTTCGTAAGTAGTAACATCAGAATTAGACATCGTAATATTATCATTTGCGATAGTATTTGTTGATGTTGGACTAACGAGAATATCTTTCAAAACAATACTCAAATCGCTATCGTTTCCAGCAGTTAAAACTTGTTGTAGATTTGGTGTTGGTGAAGCTACACCAGTAGCACCTTGTGGACCAGTAGCCCCTTGTGGACCAGTAGCCCCTTGTGGACCAGTAGCTCCTTGTAAGCCAGTAGCACCTTGTAAGCCAGTTGCTCCTTGTGGGCCAGTAGCCCCTTGTGGGCCAGTAGCACCTTGTAAGCCAGTTGCTCCTTGTAAGCCAGTAGCGCCTTGTAAGCCAGTAGCACCTTGAGGACCAGTAGCTCCTTGAGGACCAGTTGCTCCAGTGGCACCTCTTGCGCCCGTAGCACCAGTTGCCCCAGGTGGTCCACCAGACGGTCCAGTAGGACCAGTAACACCTTGAGGTCCAACCGGACCGATTGGCCCTACAGATCCAGTTGCTCCATTTGGTCCAGTAGATCCAATTGGTTTACAACAAGTAACATACTGATTATATTTATTATAATTCGGATAAGACATATATATGTTCGGCAGATAAATATTTATATATCAAAAAAATAAATCAATGTTATATTAACTTTTTCAAATATGAATTATTAAATGATGACACAATATACCCTAAATACAGTTACAATAAAACTATAATCGCCCCAGTAAAATCATAAAATTGTTGTTTTATAGTAAGTAATTCACTACTTATAGATTGATTCTATTATTTGAACCGCAAAATAGTATATTCCATATATGGAAACAAATGTACCCATCATATACATAGTATCATCATATTTTCTATGAGTTTTGTATTGATATACCATTTCATTTATTATATGTAAAGAATCAACATCATGTACATGTAAATGAATCGGATTATAACTAAATATTTGTGTAGCATCATCCATATATTTAGTATTCATGGATACAATTGGAGTATGACTATAGTCCATTCTAACACACATATGGCTATTAATTATTTGTAATAAATATTACAACTATCATTCAATTTCAATTATATTTGAAAACAATGTAAAAATCAATAGCGTCGTTCAGAATGTTTTATTTTATATTATTATAGTAATTACATTAGAATGAATTTTATTAATAAAATTGTTAAAGACAGTAAAAATTATATAAACAATACCAATACGAATAATACGAATAATACGAATAATACGAATAATACGAATAATCCGAATTCAGAAAAAGAAAAAGAAAAAGAAAAAGAAAAAGAAAAAGAAATGTTTTTTGTATTCATAATAAATGACAAATATGTTAGATGGGAAATATTTTCATCAAATTCAACAGTAAACGATGTATATAATTTACTACAAACAAAATATCATGTCAAATATTGTACTATATACATGAACGAAATAGAAATATCTAGATATAAGCTGATGAAATTATCTAAATTATGTAAAAAAGATGGTGATACCATGTATATTTCGACAGATGAAAATTACACACTCAGCAGCAGCATCAAATAGGAGTGTTTCTTATTTTTATTTTTATTTTTCTTATTCAAAATTCAAGAATATGGGTAAATCATTTCTAACAAAATAGCATTTGCCTTGGGTTGTCCATTCAACTTGAATAGTTATAATTTCTACGCCATTCTGAGAAGCTTTATACACGGCTTCTTTGTATATCAAATCAATATTTGAGGTTTGAAACTGTTTTACATCATTTCGCTGAACTATAAAACACAATATCGCGCGAACTTTACCGGTAATTGCGATCTCTTCTAATTCTTGAATATGTTTCAAAGCCCGCGGACTAACAACATCTGTACTATTTTTTCTATAACCATCTGGAAAGTAGGCAATTTTTTCATTGAAATTCTTATGTTCAAGTTGAGCAAGACACTGTATTCGATCCTTTTTTGGAACATCTACATAATCCGCCAAAGGAACATTTTTTATTTCTAATACAAATGGTGTACCATTCTCATCAATTCCAGCAAAATCAAATCTAGAATTCATGATTTTAACCTCTCTTGTATACGATTTAACATTTTGTAAGCACGCAATACAATTTTGTTTTAGTGCTTCTTCTGCTATAGTTTCCCCTAACTTTGGGTTTATTCCAACTATTATTTCTTTATCATCTTCTTTGTAAATAGCCAAATCAATTCGATAACTACATACTGGCTGTTTAGCCGATCCAGATGACGATGTCGAAGCCGATCCCGATGTAGGGGTCATCAGTACAATCGCACCTTTGTCAGCTAATCCACAACAACCAAGTGACGGGGAATGTCCTAGTATTTCTTGATCTTGGTCCATTTCTATTCGAACATCTGCGACATAGGGCGTTTTACATTTTTTCGAAGGACGATTTACAATTTCACCACGACAAACCTCTTTCAAATCAACCAATAAAATTGACATAGTTTAGTATTAGATACATATACATAAAAAAGCAATCTGTATTTCAATTTTATTACTTATTTTCAATCATGATGTAAATAAGTAATGAATCTATTTATTTATTATATTTTTTAGTATGAGCTCGTTTAGATTTGTGCGATCGTTGTGTCTGCGTATGTGATCGCCTAGTATGTCTTCGCTTCGTCTTGTTTTTTCCACCTTTTGAATAAGAAGAAGTACTTGTACTTGTACTTGTACTAGCGCTAGTGCTACTATTAGTTCTAGATAATGACTTGCTATCTCCCGCTGGAATCCACGAAGCTTGTGTGGGCAAAACAATAGGTACCAAACCATTACTCTCTAAAAATTCATTTATATTATCTAAATCGGTATCTTGTATAGAATAATTTGTGTTTATTCCCATCATTTTCGCAGCTTGAAATATTTCATGAATAGAATGATTATATGGCACCATAAATAGAACATTCGCAAGAATAATCAAATTTAAATTAATACCATTAAAATATTTTGCCATAATTAAAAATAACATTACATGTCCAGACAAATTACTGACCGCGTATTTTTTATATCTTTTCTGTAGATTTACAGAGAAACTGAACGGTTCAATCGGTTTCATGTAACATATAGGCGGTGTCCACGGAGGACGCGTGTATAAGCCATCAACGCCAGTTTTCAATTGAGCCCCCTTAGATTTAATATAGCGTTGTTCCCTTTCAGATAAAGGAGGAAATAGGGGATATTGCGAATAAATATTATTCATACAGTCCGGAATGGCTTCTTTCATATTGCCATTAAAACTATTAGACAGTTTTTTAACAGCATTATCAGATGGTAATTTAACAACACTTTGGTAAGGAATCCCATAAATTAATGTATGCCACAATCCACATACTGTAAGTGGCGACTGTGTTGGCTTAGCATTAAAATCAGCTTGGATCATGGAATATAGCGGTTTACATCCAGCAACATTTTTTAATATATTACCATTCAAAGTATCATAGCAATTCGCGGTTTCTTCAATATCAAATCCTAATATATTTTCAATCGATAATATCGATTCGTCTAAAAAAGAGGTGTTTAACATAGGATACTTTTTAACAAATGCTTGAATACTAGCATCACTATATTTACTTGCCTTATATTCGATTAATATAGAATACATGATACAGTCATTGCTGGTTGAAACAAAATTGCGCAACATGGACATTTTTTCGCGAAAATTTAATCTTCCTACCACAATTCTAAATTCATGTACGGTTAGTAACGGACGATATACTCCATTGATTTTGATTAATGGATTGCCCAACTGTCCTTGCTCATTAATAACATCTTTAAAAAATATATTTGACAATAATCTGACTTGCTCTTTGGTTGTCGTGACATTATTATTAAAAGCAAGTATTAAATCTATTTGTAAATTTAACAATGACAATACTTCATTTTCTATGACATTTTTATTTTTAACTGAATCAAATAATGTTCTAGCTATAGCATAATTATATAAAATAGATGATGTATCACTATATACTGAATTACCTTTAGTATCACTATCATATGTTGTTGCCATAATGAATATAGTATTAATATATAGTTATATTATTCTTTATTTTTTATTGATAAATAGGAATACAATTTGTCTAAATTATGGTTTATATCATCTTGAAATTTATATAATATATATGCGACACAATATCCTAACAAATATCCAGCGATTACTTGGATTAAATTGTGGCAACCTTTCATTATTCTAGCATAGCCCATTAATACGACCGGTATATTGTACAATATAATGTTTGACCAAGAGTTTGTATTATTACGCAATCGCATTATATTCATCAAGAAGGATACGATAGTAACATGTCCAGACGGGAATCCCGATTTATGGTCTACTAAACCACCCGAATTAAACAGTGAGCAGTTTATAGCACCATCCGGTCTTTTAAAGATTGGAGCATACCATCCCGTAGTAGCTTCTTTAATAAAATCATGAAAAAACAAACATAATCCAGAACCGACTATTAAAGTAGGTTCTAAACTATACAATATATATATATTCGCCAATAGCGCAAATAAAGATATGAAATCATATATAGATTCGACTTTGATAAACATTTAATTAGTATATAACAATTAAATATTTATTTTTAGATTGTATTACATATTTTTGTAAGAAGGACGCTGTCGTAGTGCCTTTTTTTAGGTTATTATTTTCGTTTATGTTTTTGCGTTTTTCTTACATGTTTGCGTTTGTTACTACCACCGGCAAATCGAACCGATTTTTTCTTGAGTATTGGTTTTGGTTGATACGATGGACTTGGACCATATGACGCCGAACTTTGACCATATGACGGTCTTGGACCATATGCGGGTCTTGGACCATATTCTGGACTAGAATTGCCATATCGTGAATAAGATGGATAACTATCTCTAGAATAAGGATATCCATCACGATAAATATTCTGTTTATAATATGGATCACCATAGCGTGGATCACTGTAGCGCGACTGGATATATGGAGACATTCGTTTTGTCATATCGACTGGTCGCTCACTTAATTTAGCAGTCTTATCAGCTGGCTTTTCTAATCCAACTAAATCATAATAATCGCTAACAATATTATCCCGTTTTTGTTTACAATTTAATCGCGTAGAATTTATAAACGAAAGTTCATCACCTTTATGAAGTACAATCTGTATATTAATATCAACACTTGGTGGTGTATACATCGTTACATTCGTTAGTTTATATTGTCCATCCCATTTATAATTATTTATGATGTATTTGGTTTGATAAATATAAAGACTATCACCTTTCTTAAAAAAAAGATTCAATAGAAATTTAATATTATTATAAATAATACCTCTCTTTTTAGCGTCACTCATCGTAATAGGTAGAACAATTTTATTTTTTTCGCGCAATCGTGTAATAAAGTTCTTAAGTTGACTTGTCGAAAGAAATATCTTTTTAATATCATTATCACTTAACTCGCTACCAAACATGTCGCGATCCAAATTAATTGTTGGCACAAAAAGAATAGATTGTAGTCCGCTATATAAATTTGGATCAGACATACTGGGACGATATGTCATATTTTTCTCTATAATTCCATCTATTGTTGAAGCATCAAATTTAATTTTTAATATATTATTATTCATCTTATAATAATAATATATAATTTCTTTTTATTGTCTTAATTATACCCGTTACACATCCTTAATATCATTTATACGAGGGATTGGTTGTAGAAATTCAATAAATTCATATGTCTATCTTTTTCCTTTTGTTTTTTTGCCTTCTCTAATGTTTCGATTGCTTTATTTATTTCACTGTCACTAATTACACCATCACCATTAGAGTCAACATTAAGTGTTTTATATTTATCTGGTAATACGCAAAATTTGCTTTTGTGATTTAATAAAAACTCGGATAATATAACAAATGATGCTGTCAATATGATCGATACAATTATATCACGTGTACCCATCCAAGCAATTGTGAATATGAGTAATTCTCGTGCTATATTATATTTAATGAATGCTTCCATTGAACTGCCTAATTTTATTTCTACGAACCTAGATCCGATATTTAAAAGTATCATCATTATACCGGTAAAATATTTACTAGAATTTAATGTATCTAATATTTCAAACATTTATATATATATAGTACGGCAAGAAAAGTATTTTTCTTATTGAAATCCTAATCTTCTACTAATATCTGTAAATTTGGTATTAAATTGTTGGGTAAATGACTCATGAACGCCTTTAATGTTTCTTATATGTGGACGAATTGTTTGTCTAAAGTAGGTAGTAAACCCCTCTGGAGTAGGAGGCATCAAAACTACGGATAATACAATTGAACAAATAAATAACACTAGTAAAAACACAAGTTCTTTCATATAAAATACATTGCTATTTTAAATGTTCAATTGTGTATTTTGATAGTTTTGTTCTAGTTATTTTATTGTTTTTTGGTAACTAGTTCACGATCAACTGGTTGCGCGTTAGACTCTTGAGGTCTCAAATTCTCCTCGTTTGTTATTCGCTCAGCGGACGAAACAATTTGAAACTTACAGTCGTCGCCACATGGATTACACGAGTCACCATCAAATTTAACATTTGGAAAATTCTCCTTGAGCGAATCAGCAGTAATTTCCTTTCCATCTTTCATTAATATGCCATTTTTACAATTGTTCTTTTTAAATAAAGACATGGGAGATTCTTCTGTGGACTCCTTTACCGGCTTTGCCTCCTTCGAATCTGTCGAATCTTTCGAATCAGTGGATTCTTTAGAAGAATCAGTATTGTTTCCCATGCCTTCAATTACATATTGGCTCATAGAAATTACCAATAAAACTGCCAATATACCAGCCAATACATGGTAATGTGTTGCTATAATAATCAATACTATAAACATTATTTTTCCTAAAACAGATTTGAAGTCAAATAGATTCATACTTATATATATATATTAAAAATATATTTTTTCCGTAGGTTATTTAGAGCAACGCGTATTTTAAATGCCGACTTTATTAGCAAAAAAAATACGAGCGCTTCCTCCTAAAAGGAGGATACACTAAATTCTATGTAATGGGTTTATTATCTGCTTACTTTGAGGTAGATAAGCAAATTCCCATCTAATGTTATTTCATTTACTACCTTAATGAAACAACTATTTATTTTTAATGACTTGTTTTTTTGGTTTCTTAACCTTTTCTGGTTTTATTACTTTTCTTGTAAATTCTTCTGGTCTTGTTTGACTTTCTAAATAACATTTTCCAAGTAATAATATATTTTTACAAGCATTAGTATCTCTGTTCACGAATATACGACATTTTGTTTCCTCTTTTGGAGTTAGTATTTCGTGAAGCGATTTCTTATGTTTCTTTCTTTTTACACTTACATTTTCAAATTCTTTCAAAGTTTTATTGTATAACTTACTGGTATTGAATTCATTTACTTCAACAATATCAAATCTACTTAATAATAATTTTTTCATACCAATATTTGGAGTAGATATACAACCTTTCATTTGAGTTGTTCTACTATAATCGCCGTGTAAAATAACAATCTTTTTTCCTTGTTTTATTTCTTCTTTGGTAAGATATGTATTTTCAATCTCATTCAATAATTTAACCTCACTTTGTTTGGTTCTGATAAATCTACGAAATGCTAATTTACGAAACAAAGGTTTTTGGTAAAATTCTTTAACCTCGTTATTAAGAATGGTCTTGTTTGTAATAAAGTTATTATATTCATCTACTTTTGTCGTTCTTGATTTGAAGTTTGATAATTTTGTTTCTTTTTGAATTATACCATTCCTCTTCTTTTCTTGTAAAATAATATAATTACTTCTTTTTGTGTATGTTTCAAACCTTCTTCTAGATGCGGTATATTTGAAGAACTTATTTTTTTCATCAATCATTGTAATTGGTCTGATTTTACCTGGGTCTAATGAAACTAATTTGTATTTATCCGTTAAATATTCATCACATACTTCTTTTGATAAATCCTCTAATTTTGTGAATTCCATTTCATCATTCATTTTGGGTAGTTTATCACCAAATACCTTATTCTTATATTTTTTCAAAATGAATAACAAAGAACAACTAAATCCATCTGTAATAATTTGATTGTAAAAAACATACTCCTTCTGTTTGAAAATATCTTTTTTTTCTAATTTAATAATTTTACTCCAAATATGTTTGTGATGTTTCTTTGCGTGTAATACCAATTCGCTTTTGTTATATTGAAATATAGTTTGTTTTTTATCATCAATCAAATCAACAATCCCATTTGAATTTAATGTAATATTTTTTGGGACAATATTATTTCGCTGTGGAATGATTTGGTAAGGTCGTTTTCCTAATTCTTCTATTTTCTGATTGATATAAAATGAATATTTAATATATTTTTCTGGATTACATTTTACATCATAAGCAACAGATTTATTTACTTTATTTGGAAATAAAAAACCTTTATTTTCTCTAATCCAACTATGGTATTCTTCTTTTGAAATTTCTATTTTATTATTGATTAAATCGCTTTTCAAATCACGAATTTCTTGGTTAAGTTGTTTATATAGTTCCTTACGCATTTCTTTATTAGTTTCTTTCTTAATTTCAATTGATTTTTGTTCTTTGAATAAACAATTTATATATTTGAATAAATGCTTTACAAAATGAGTTGAAATATTTGTATTGATACAAGTAATCATTTCATTTGCTGTAATTGCTAATATGTGAGTTTTATTTGAATATGATGGTCTAACCAATACTAATTTTGAAAATTCTTCATTATAAAATTGTTTCATATCCGTTTTACCAGAAGCATTTTTGATATTTTCTTCCTTTGTTTTTTGCCCTCGTGTTGAATTAGGTGAACTGATTGTTTTTATTACATCTAATACAAACTGCTTATTGATAGTAGGTAATTCTTGATTATTATTAAATTTATCTAATAAATACACACGAATAAACTGATAAGACAAAATAACGATTTCATTGATATAAATAACTGCTTTCTCGATAATAGGTTGTAATGTATCATACCTTTTCAATACACATTTCAAAGGACACTTAATAATCCTATAAACTTGTTCGTAAGGGTCTGGTGGTTTTTCTTCCAGTTCCATTCTATATACTATAAAAAGAAAATAATTTTAAGTTCTTTTTATAAAAAACAATTATTCCTAAATATTTTCTATTGTTTCTTTTTCCATCTTTTCTTTTCTTTTCTGATATGCTCTTTTATTTCTTTCCTTAATCACATCTTTGGGGACTACATAATTGGTCTTTTCTTTATATTCTTTAACCTTCTGTTTAATCTCTTCTTTATGATTTTCATAGTATTTTTTTGTGTTATCGGTGTATTTTTTAAGGTTGTTTTTTGTTTCATTTAATTCGGTTTCTAAATAAAAAATTCTATCTTCATATATTTTTATTTTATTTACCAATTCTTGATTATCCATATGTAGATATAATATAAAATTTTTAAATAATTTATAAAAATGATTTAGAATTAAAGTCGGTATTTAAAATACGCGTTGCTCTAAATTATTATCTATATTTTGTATAAGTAAATGTCTTTAGCAATGTATGCATCTGATTTTAATAAAGAAGGTATGGAAAATAATCCAATTCAAAGAAAAAGAGATAATTTACGAAATAAGACATTAAAGCGTCGTGAACCAATGAAATCAAATTCAAATGTAGACACGATGATGAAACGAATACATGAAGATGATGTTAACGATGATGATGACGATAATGGTTTGAGCAATTATCAGCCTCTTCAACCGCCTAATTCAGTTGCTAATGAACGTATAGATAATGTGAATGCCAATAATATGGAGAAGCGTATGAGCGAACAGCAAAATGTAGTTCCAAGCATGAATATGAATACCGCACAAGCACAGAGAGAAGGCTTTACGCAATTACCTAGTGAATATGCCAAGCAATATTATCAGCAATATGTTCCCTATTTTAATCAAGGTTCAGACGATACCACTCCTAATGGTGTAAATAAGGACGAACTATTGACCAAATTGAATCAAATCATTTATTTATTGGAAGAACAGCAAGATGAAAAAACTGGAAATGTAACGGAAGAATTAATATTATATTCCTTTTTAGGAATATTCATTATTTTTATAGTCGATTCATTTGCTAGAGTTGGAAAATATGTTAGGTAAATTATGCTGTGTAATAGGTAAGAATGTGACGAACCATTTATTCGTTTAATTCGTTTAATTATATTTAAAAATATATTATTATTTATCATATGAATAATAATATTTCGATGGAAACTATAGAGCGTCAACAAGCACAACAGCAGCAACAAGCACAGCAACAACAAACACAACAACAGCCCAATATTACCGATATTGAAATTAGAGATGAAAACACAGCACTCAATGTAATGGTATCATTTCTTCATCTAGCTCAAAAAAGAGGCGCATTTAATTTACAAGAGTCAGCCAAAGCATGGGAATGTGTTAAAGTGTTTATGCGTCATTAAAGCAGTGTAGACAGTTACTGAACAAATAAACTTAATCAATTAACCGATTAAGTTTATTTACTACACTACAGTACGACTGAATTATTTACTACAATATGATCTAATTATTCTGGTTTCTGGAATACATACAAGTATTGATACTCCATTTGCGCCATCAACAAATCTACTTGTGCGTAGTTAATAAATCCGGCCTCTTTACACTGTTTTATAACAGATAGTTTAGACGGTATCCACATTTTATGAATGTTTTGTCTGGTTTTTTTAGAGCCAGATGTATCTTTAAATATCTCTTGAAATTGAACAACATCATTCGGAAAGACTTGGAAATCAGATTTGTAATTAAAATTATTAAATACTACATTAGAAGTCGTTATTCTCTTTTCAGCAAAACTTTGGGGGTTTACCATTATAAATGGCTTAGCAGCCGGCACGACCGGATCAAACTTATTTTTATCCACTAGTTGAACTACGAAATATCCACCTGGTTTTAACCAATTATACACATTTTGTAAAAATGCCGTCTTATCTTTGTAATAATAAAAGTTCATATTTAAACAGACGATATGAGTAAATTGCTGTGGTTCAAATGCCATAGGTTTCATTGGAGACCCGTGAACAAAGTTTATTTCCGGGTATTCTTCTTTAGCATATTTCACCATTGATTTCGACTCATCTAAACCAATTACCTTGACACCTTGTTTATGAAATTCACCAGCAACATGACCGGTTCCACTTCCAATAATTAACATGTTACTTTCGCTAGTAGGCTTTGTTATGTTTTCAATGCTACCGACTTCATATTGATTCACCAATTCCCTATAAAACAATTCATCATAGATGTTTACATAAAAATCATCAAATGAATTAATACCCTTCTTTACGACAAAATTTTCTTTTTGCTCAATAAACCCTTCTTTAACGGGTGTATGTGCCTTGTAAATGTTCACTAAAATAAATACAAACGCTAGCAATATGAGTAAATGAGTCCATACTGGCATTTTCCGTAAATATCTTTCTATTTTATTGTAAACCATTGATATTGGATTATAAATAAAGGACAAATCCATTGTTATATATGTATATTTATGTTATTTTTTTTATAGGAAAAAATTATATGAATGATTTTGAAATTAATGATATAAGAACTGAAAAACAATTCAATGGTATTACATTTTCCAAATTCAAAAGAACTGATGTTAAAAAGGAATTACTAAATAGTCTTACCACTGGAAAAATTGAACAAGCATTACATTGGAGCGCCGAATTTATTTGTTGTGGATGCTTTATTGAGTTATGGGATATCATATTAAATTTCGTGGGAAAACACATTCATTTAGGTAATCCTAAACTGCCTATTTATTTGGAATTGCGATTCAATAATTTTAAAGAGATTATAACTACATATGCTGGAGTTGAATTGAATATGCGCAATAATGATAAGGTGCGCAAAATATTCGCGGAAATTATAACGGTTATTTGTAGTTCAAAAAAGAAACATTCGATCGAAAGTATTAAAATAAAGAAACAAGATGAATTTGATATCACAAACATGTCTGCTAAATTAAAGGCGCCGAATGTTCAATATGCGACTGATATTTTTCAAAAAGATGATCCAAAAGAATTGTTTATTGCGATTAATGAATTTGCGTATCATGTTTCTAAAGATTCCTTAAATTCACTAGACGCTTGTTATTGGTTAGAGTGGATTATGGAATTTGATAATTTATGTAAGAAAAAGAAGGAATTGTGTCTTTGCGAACGACGAGCATTTGTATGCGTCGATGAAAAATGTGTAAAAGAACCTATTTGGTTAATATGGGATGTACTATTTCACACGAATTCTACCAGTAAAAATGAAATATCTAAAAAAATATTGAAGAGCATATTCGAGCTGTTTTGTATTCGTTATACAAGTGGTGTTAAAAAACGACGAAAATATTTGCTTTATTTTGCCATTTCTCTCTTGACCGAAAAATTTGATCCGAAAATCGATATAATTGAAAACAAGACGACTGTAGATAATATTACAAAAAAAATAAATCTTATATACAAGGAAATTAAAAAGAACGAACAAGTACCGGTAACGGACTATTTATTTATGGGTCTTGAGACGAAAAGTAATAGAGAGAAATCATTTGAAAAGTTAGATGTGTTGAATAGCATGAATACTATTATTCGAACTTAAACCAGAAGCTAAACCCAAACTTAACTCATTATAACCAACCAGTTTGTTCAAAGGAAAGAATATTAATTGCGTCGGCATATGCGTCGTTACCATACTTCTCAACAATGGTATTTAAATGTTTTACAATTTCCGCTTGATGTTCTCGACCACTTACTACTCTTAGACAAAACACTTTGTGAATAAGATCTTTATACTCATCTGGATAATCGGCGTCATCGGCAGCCACATTCGTCCAATAATAATCATAAGAAGGTGCTCTACGAGGATAAGTATGATCGGATAATCCCTCGAAATCAAACATATGGAGTATCTTATTATGTATTTCAAATCCCCAATTTTCATAAATAATGTCTAAATATTTGGCATTGTCATCATAGTATTGTTTGCGTTTGTCACATCCAATTTTCATTATCAAATCTGCTAGATCCATTTTAGTAAGAGAATCGTTGGTTGACGACATATGTAGTATATATAGTATAATAGCAATTAGTCTTTATATTCTTAATATTTTATAGGTAATATTTTATGCTTAATATTTTATAGGTAATGTATGTTACTATATAAAATAAAATACCACCCCATAATGTGTCTACAATGGCGGGTATCCATTTATAATTTTTAAAAATAGCTAGATTTGTAAAATCAAAGACACCATATACACACAAACCCAATATAAACGCGTCACTTGGTGACCTTCGTTCCATTATAATAAATTTATATAGCACCAATACTAATAATATGTAAGAACCGATTACACCATACATGTCTATTTTCATGTCTTCTTTTTGTATATTACGCACCATTTTACTGAATAAAGAGCCACCAATACTGGATAAATAAATGCTATCTAATGCTAACATCGAAAAAGCCGCAACTATATAATCCATTTATATTAGCTAGTTTTTTTATTTTTATTTTTATATAATCATTTTTATATATAACGAAAATGGAACGTATTAGCGATAATATTCCAGCAGGGATAACTATGGATATGGATAATGATGCATCTCCTAAAATATCAGAATCTAGTTCTAATGACGGATTTTTTTCTACAAATGGCAATACAAATTATACGAGAATTGGATTAATTGTAGTCATTTTATTGTTTTTAGGTGTCAATATTTTTTCTTATTTAGGTGATTTACTTCAAATTATTAAAGACGCATTGGCTCCTCTTCTTAAAAATATTCTAGAAAGTTTTGGTTATGTTGTTACCGAAACAACCAAGGATGTTACACAAGTTGCTGCTGCTGGTGCTAAGTTAGGTATTGATGTTGCTGCTGGAACTGTAGAAAGTGGTGTTAATGTAATTCAAGGGCAATTGGATTTGGACCAAGGACCAGGGCAAGGGCAAGGACTAAGACAAAGACTAAATCCTTCCCAAAAAAATAACTTGTCCAAACAAGCTTCCATGTCAGCATCTTTATCTAGCGCTTTAGCTGATGCTGAGTATAACACTGAACCATTACCAGATGACGCAACAAGTTCTACACAAAGAAATGGCTCTGGAAAGTCGGGATATTGCTATATAGGTGAAGATAGAGGGTTCCGCAGTTGTATTGCTATAAAAGAGGGTGATGTATGTATGTCTGGAGAGATTTTTCCAACAAATGCTATCTGTGTAAATCCTTCATTGAGAGAATAAATAGGTAATAATTAATAATGACTAATTAGCTTATCACACAATAATAAAATTAATAGTTCTTACTAATTTTATTAACATTTTAGGGTTCACATATTATCCATTATTTGTATTGGGACCATATTGTGGCCATTTTGTTCCACCAGCCAAATAAGTTCGTCTAACTTTATAATTTGTCAGTGGAACTGTTGGGTAATTGGTTATTCTTCTAAGTGGGCCGGGAGTATCATTTTCATTTGTTAGAGCCCAATTTTTAGTAACACCTGGACATAATAATACAGCAGAGTTATCCACGACAAGATTATGTGTATTTGGATTCGTATACGATTGACTTTGTGTCGCGAAAGTTTGTCCTCGCTGACGCCCTAGTCCTCGTGCCAGTCTAGAATAATGTTGTTTTTTAGAAAATCCAGCACCATTATTTTTATACTGAAATATCACTGCTTTACGCTTTTCACTTAAATCATCATATGTCATAGGTTGACCATTTGGTAACACAGCACCACTCAAATCTACACAATCATCGGATGCCCTAGACCATACGCGTGTTGGATACGGACCATAACCTGTATCACAACCATTTTGTTTATCATATAATAGATATACTATTACTTCACCTTGATATGTTATAATATTTGTTGTTAATTTAAAACTAAATTCACTCTTACCAAAATAAGGAGATCCAGCCCATACAAAGTTGACACTATTTCCAGATAAATCATATGGGACAGACATAATCGTATTATTGTTTACACTATCTTTTATGCTTGGTGTATACGATGACATCGTACTTCCGTCATATAGTTGAAAATTAGGAAGACTTGTTATCACATACTTATTGTTACATGTAGGAGGCTGGTTTGGTATTTCTAGTGATATAGTTGTATCAGTATTGCCAAACTCATTCACAATAGTTCCATCTTTTAATAAATAAAAAGCACGTGTTATTATCAGTTTGTTTGGATATTCCAGTGGTGATTTGTAACGCGAGCCCACACCTTCAACTGTTCCTATAATCGTATTATTACTTGTATCAATCCATTGAATTCCATTATAAGAATATTTAGTTGTTATATTACGATAGTTGTCTCTTCCACCAGCAATCCAGATAGGATTATTATTATTGTCTTTACCCCATGCTACAGCATACCCACTACCAGTTGAACCACCCGTAAAACCATTATTGGCGTTTGACCAGTCAAGACCATTATACGAATATTTAATTGTATTTCCACTTCCGGTTGGGTCGTTTCCTACGGCAACCCATTATTATCAATTCCCCACGACACACCGAATCCAATTCCAGAAACAAAATAATTATTTGCGTTTGACCAAGTAATGCCATCATACGAATATTTAATATTAGAAATAGAATCACCACCTACTGCTACCCACAATGGCTTACCATTTATATCCAATCCATTTGCTACACCATAACCACTAGTACTAAAAGAATCGTTCGCGTTTAGCCAATTAATACCATCATACGAATATTTAATATTATTACCAGAAAAATCAATTCCTACCGTAACCCACATAGAATTGAAATTAATATCCACCCCCCAATTTACACCATTACCCACTCCAGAATTATATACACCACCAGAGGTTCCACCTTGAAATGAGTTAATAGCATTTTGCCAAATATTACCGTCACTAGAATATTTAATTGTATTGCTGGTTGAAGCTGATGGGGGTGGGTCACCGTCACTGCCTACAGCAACCCATCTGTAGTTATTATTATTATCTTTTCCCCAGCATATACCATTGCCGTTGCCGTAGACACCGCTAAAACAATTAGATGCATCTTGCCATGTAACACCTTCATTATCTGAGTATTTAATATTATTACCAGGCCTGGGGAACTCTATTCCAACCATAACCCAAATACAGTTAATTGGATTAATTGTAGTATCACTTGTTCCATATGCTACATCTTGACCATATAAAGTAAATTGATTATTAGATGAATCTGTCCAAACAATGCCGTTTAAACTTAATTTAGTATTATAACTAGTCCCAGATATATCACTACCAACTTGAATAAAATTAGGATAACTCATATAATAACAATTGAGATTATTGTTGTTATATTATATCTAATTTATCGGTAGATATAAACCATCGGTAGATATAAACCATCGGTAGATAGTAGATATTTAAGGATTGTACCCGTCTTTGCTACCCATGAAGAACCATCTCAAAGAAAGATATTTGGGATCACTATCGTTCATATTTTGACCTAACATCTTAAGATTAGGACCACTATCTACAATACTTTGGATCTTTCCAGTTCCTAAACCATAATTGAAATATCGCAAATCGGATATATATCCAGAAAAGCCACCATTCATGCCAACAAATACATCGCCATAATTTTGCTTAGGGACACCCTTCATGATCAATCGTTTGGCCAATTTACCATTAATATATGTATCGAGCTGGTGATTTTCAACACGCAATTGAACACATACCCATTTATTCATAGGAATATCATCAATTGTAACCTTCTCCTCAATATTATTGAATGTATTCATAACTACTACTAAAGCATTGGTATTGGGGGCAATATACAACCCGGGTGCGTTATTCGGTTGATTCATACCAGTCGGCTGATTCTTGTAATTAATATTATCATTTCCCTTGTGGAAAATGTGTCTATACTGACCTTGTTGATATACTAGGTCATCAATAAATATCCAGACCGAATAAGTGAATTCAATACCATTTGATTCATTATCCGATCGAATAATGGGAATAGAATTTCTATTATTAGGGTCTTGTGGTATAACCATCATATTTTTGGCGTTGATCATACCATCTATCAAGTGAGGTTGATTATTATATGAAAACAACCAAGCTAGTAATTGTGCGCTAAATCTTACAGCAATGACAAATACTACTAAAACTAATAGTAAAAAGGCAACTTTTGCCACTAAACCATTTGATTCCAAAAATTCTTTTGTTCCGTCTACTTCACTACTACTTTTAAAATTATCAAATACTCCAGCACCGGACGAAATCGTTCCATATTCTGACATATCTTATATATAATACATAAGAAATTTAGATATAATATTAAAATTTATTGTTTTACTGTTTCACTGTATCTATGTTTCACTGTATCTATGTTTCACTGTTTTCCAGTTTAAATAGTTACACTACCTTGTTGTTTACCATCCTTCAAGTACTCTATCTTAAGCTTATATGGGAAGTTAATGGCACTACCACCATATCCGTCACGATAAATATTATATGCCTCTTGGGGATTCAAAGAATTTGCGTAATAATTGACATTTGATGTGTAGCCAGAAAATCCACCATTTGGTGTGATGTAGAGAGGCGCAGTATTCGATACTTTTGCTACACCGGGTAAAACACATGTTCGCACAAGCTTACCATCAATATATACATCCATTGTTCTTCCGTATAAACTGACAATTACATTGACCCACTTTTGAATTGGAATATTGTCTACATTACAAGTATGCTTTGACGCATTATTAGCTTCCGCGGATGAATAAACGGTTGTTTCAATTCTCAAATTATTTTCAATTGCTCCTAAAACAATAGCGGGACTAGGATTTAAATCATCGTCCAATCTACCGAGTACAATCTTGGGTTCGCCATATCTGTAACTCCAATCTTCAATGTACATCCAAACGGAATAAGCATAATTGGACGAATTACTTTGTGCTAAATCACTTGACGATATTTTTGTAACCTTGGTTCCGTCGTTCATACCAGCAAGTTTAGTATGATCAGCCCACAACCATCTAATAACGAGTATTATTAATAATACTAGAACAACTCCTATTACAATATTTCGAACAGATAGATCCATAATATATATATCATTAGAAATTTTCTAAATTACGGGAGGGTTTAAATGTTTTACCGAATTATATATCCAGTTTATTTTTCCCATTGAAATATTCTCCTTAAAATAATTCACATTACATATACCACCCAGTATACCGCGATTTGTACCAGCCGTTATCATTGTATTATCATTGTATGGAATAACACCCGGTGTAGACGATACGAGTTTATTGTTTATAAAAATGTCTAGTGTGGCACCGTCATAATTAATTATTATATTATTCCATCGTTGCATATTAAAATCGGTCGTTTCGTAAATTATTTTTTCGGTTTTACCAGCCAACTCCATTTTAAATCTCAATTTGTTTTTGGCGACATTATATAAAATGTTTGGCTTGTTTCCTATATTTAATATAGATGTGTATTCGTCATAGTTTGAATTCGTTTCTGGTGGGAATGAATCTATGAATATCCAGCTAGATATCGCATATTTGTATTGAAACTTTTCATCTACGAAATTTACATCACGAAACGAACCTAAACTGGTTTCTATATTTAAATTTACTGGTCGTTTCAACAATTGTGTCGAATTGTGTGTTAATACTTGTTCCATTACCCATTGATATGTAAAGTAAATTCCAATTAGAATCAATTCAACTAGTAAAATAATAACAATCGGTTTTGTAGTGATTTGATATTGATATTTTATATAATCAACCAAGTCCAATATTAAACACGGGATATATGTAATTATATTGAATAACATTCTAAGAAACAATTTGAATCCAGTTGGTTTGTCATGTGATGGTTCTCCACCATGAATACCAAAATATTTAACAAGTATAGTTATTAATCCGATAATGATTAACGCATTCAGACCGAATAGGAAAAAAGTAGTGAAATTCGCAAAATACGCTCCTAGATAAAATAATAAATAGATAACAGCTATTGCTAATCCTAATGAAAATAGCATGGTAAGACTTTTGCCCAATATACTAAGAAGAGTAGGTTTCGTTTCATTTCCGAATTCTTCTTTCTTTGATAGATAAATTATAAATGTAGTGATGAGTATACCCGCTCCGAATATACTTAAAAATATCATTCCCGTTTTATTATCTTCACTGATTAGTCCCTTTGGATTGAATATGTAAAGTAAAATAATAGCAGTAATATATGCTAAAAGACATAATAAGTATGTTGTTTCGTATTTATACACGGTAACATAGTATACAAGTAATGCCCATACATACTGTAGTCCATTTAATACTTTTCCGCCTATATCTGGAGCGGAAGAATCGTATACCGGTTTGATTGGATCTGCGCCACCAAACTGATTCTTCTTATTTATACCTTCTTCTGTTTTACTCATAGCCCCCGTTTGTTTATTTCCTCCCATTACTAAACCATTAGAAATAAATTAAAGATTTTCCATTGCCGTTTTTCGTCCATGACAATCTCTACATAAAGCTACTAAATTATCAACATGATTTGATCCACCATTGTCCAATCGTATTTTATGATCTACTTCAAACCACGCCGGTAATTGTTTTTGACAATGTCCACATTTCCAATTTTGTTGTGATGCGACAAATTTCTTTTTTGTTTCACTTACACATCTTTTGGTGCCGGTTTTTCCAGATTCCATCATGCGTTGAATTTGCTGTTGTTGTTGTGGTTGATATTGATTTGGTGAATCACCCATACCACCCATGGCACCCATGGCACCACCACCCATAAAAGGTGTCTGGTTTGTAAAGTCCGTAAATGGCGTAAAAATATCAAGAGTGGTCTTGGCACTAGGCATAAATTTCACAATATTTGATAATTCTTGGACTAGTGATTGTGAATTATTTGGATTTTTTTTCAAATATAAATATATGCTTAACCCAGCAAATGCGAATCCAGCCATTTTAAAATATTTTTGCCACGATTGTAATATTTTGATATAATTTCCATCATAGTAAGTATTTGCTATAAAAAATCCAGATACTGCTAAAATTAATATTTCTAGTTTCATATAATATTTATAAAGTTTATTTTTTATAGATATTATTGAGTATCTTATCTCTCGATAAGAATCATATTATTGGTTGAAATCATGGTATTAGCCATAGCCCGTTCGTCCTACATAACCACAGTTTTGATATCTTTACTAATAGAATAATTGCGCTTTAGTGAAACGCGTCTCCTATTATTATCATGTTTAATCACCTTATTTAATTCCGTAATCGCATTTATTAGTTTATTTAAGTTGATTTTCTCTCCACCATTTGAATATATGTGTTCAACAAGTAGTGATCGTATTCGGTTCAAATATATTTTTTTAGTATCTTCGTCCAATTCTATATTGTCCAAATCTAGTTCAAAGTAATTATAATATACAGTCATCAAGCCAAATACATCACTGTTGTATAAATATGCCTCCATAAAATATTTATCGACATCAAAAACTAGCGTCGTGCTAGTATATTTCATTAAAATATCAGTAATGTAATTTGATAAGTAGTATACATAATACCCGTATTCAATAAGATTGTCACGCTTTACTTCAGATAAAAAGGTCTCGTCACTGATACCTGGAGAGAAAATCAACTTAAATAGAGCCACATTATCGTCGTAATAACCATAATATCTGGCCAATTTAATGAGATATTCGTTTATTACATAGTTTCTGACATTCGTTCGGTTAAACAACATATTACCATCTCTTACGCGATTTAAAAACACATCATAGTTTAATTTAAACTCCTCGGATAGCATCATAGATGAAAACGGCGTATTAAACTGTAATGGTCTATTCATAATTTCATTCGGTATTTTATTATCCTTTACTACGCCAGCCAAACCCCAATCAATTATGCGAACATTTAAATCAGCATCTACCATGACATTCCTATCTTTTAAATCATTGTGAATTACGCCGCGTTTATTCATAGGTCGAACACCATTTTTAAGCAATTTTACGATCATTTTGTTCAATAATATCATTTTTTTCTTAGTAATTTTTCCGTCTTCGACCAACCATTCTTTTAAATCGACCCCGGCATCCGGCATATTTAATATGGTCAATCGGTCCAACCTATTATTCACATTCTTTTCATTTATGTTATACCTAGTCAATGAAAAACACTTTTTATCGAAATGTTTCATATCTTCAACCGTTAGCTTATCCGGTTTACATAGTTCAACATCCAAGAGATAATATTTGCTATAATTTGTAACCTTCTTTAATTTATCTCTTATTCTCTCAATTTCTAACATCTCTTGTTTACCATGTTGTTCTATGGACATTTTACTAACACCACTCGATTTCGTTTTTTCATTTTTACATTTTAATGCTGGTTTAAATATACAGCCAAACCCGCCAGACGCGACTGCTACCCCACCTAGCCGATTTCTGGATCGTTTTACAGTTTTATTTTTTTTTATTATGGGTCGTTGTCGCCCTTTTATTGTATTTCGGTTTTTCATAGTTTTATTTGTTCCATTTTTTTTATTCATATTTATATTGACGAGAGAATAATTATTTTTTATACAAATAGTATCCGCCAATAATTAATCCAACTATAATCCCACCAAATATTAGCTTCTTTCTATACTTTACTTGCTCACGCAATATAATTTCTTTCGGCTTATACTGTTCATAATAAGCATCTAATGCCTCAGTCAATGTCATTTCATCCTTGCCTATTTGCGTATTGATTTTGTTATGAATAAAATGAACCCATTTCAGAAAAGAATCTTTTCCTTCTAAATACGGCGAAACCGGATATTTATCCATCAAATCACTAAACTTATTTCCAATTTGTGGATGAGGAATAAATAACGGAAGATTGGATAGAAAGTCATAATATTTTTTTTGGGTGACTTCGTTCGCTTTTAACGGGTAAGAAACAGCCAGTGTCATTAACATGAACCAAAAATGAGGTCCCCATACTACTGGATCAAATATTTTTTCTGTCATTAATTAGAAACGATATAAAAAGATATACAAATAAACATATAACTATGATGAATAATAAATTATTTAATATATGTAACAATTGTGGCCTAAGTGGTCATGCGTTTCATAATTGTAAGCATCCTATTACAAGCATTGGCATTATTATTTTTAGAATGTATGACAATAACATACAATATTTGATGATTAAACGAAAGCATAGTTTAGGATTCGTCGAATTTATGAGAGGTAAATATCCACTTCATAACTATGAATATTTGATAAATGTATTTAATGAAATGTCGATATACGAACGAGAGTTAATAAAAAAGTCTACATTCGAAGAGTTATGGACTTATTTATGGGGTGAACAAGTAGGTATTCAATATAGAGGCGAAGAGCGTACATCTAAGGATAAATTTGATGCTTTAATAACTGGTGTTGATAGCTCCCAAGAATATAATTTAGAAAAAATATTAAACGAGAGTCACTCAAATTGGGAAGATACGGAATGGGGCTTTCCAAAGGGAAGGCGTAATTATCAAGAAAAGGACTTAAGTTGTGCGTTGCGAGAGTTTGAAGAGGAAACTGGTTTTGTAAGAAGTGATGTAAAACTCATTCAAAATATTATTCCATATGAAGAAATATTTACTGGTTCAAATATGAAATCGTACAAACACAAATATTTTGTAGGTCATATTGATTCCAGTATTGAACCATCCAACTCATTTCAAGAAACGGAAGTGAGCGAGGTGAGTTGGTTGAAGTATGAGGAATGTTTACAACATATTAGACCATATAATTTAGAAAAAATTAACATTTTAACGAAGTTGAACATAACATTACAACAATATAGGTTATATTGATAATCTAATAAATTAATGATATTGATAATCTAATAAATTAATGATATTGATAATCTAATAAATTATTTAATGATATTAGATTATATTGACAATATATAAGTAATTATGGAAAAACCAAAAGTAAAAAGGACCATGAAATTAAAAATAAAAAAAGACATTCCTCCTTTAACGGAAGAAAACATTGAAACGGTTTTCAATGAGAATTTTGAAAAAATAGATTTAGACGATAAAGATTACAATACTTTTTTAAATAATAAAGAACTATTAAATCGTAAATACATTTCAGATCACGATGAAAAGTTCGCAAATTTATATCCATCATTAGACGACCCAAATTTCAATATTAAAATTGCTGAAAAACAAGAGTTCAACGAAACAACCTATGATGGAACACTTTATGATATTGAAGAACAAGCTAAAAAATTATGTGAAGCCGATTTTGAATTAGTTCCGCATCAATTATTCGTTCGTAATTTTTTAAGTTTTCAAACACCATATAACAGTTTATTATTATATCATGGTTTAGGAACTGGAAAAACGTGTAGTGCCATTACAATTGCGGAAGAGATGAGAACATATTTGAACCAATTAGGAATTACACAGCGTATTATTGTAGTCGCATCACCCAATGTCCAAGAGAATTTCAAATTACAATTGTTTGATGAGCGAAAATTGAAACTAGTCGACGGATTATGGAATTTAAGAGCATGTACTGGTAATAAATATTTAAAAGAGATTAATCCAATGAATATGAAAGGTCTGTCAAAAGAACGGGTTGTGAAACAAATTAACAGTATTATCAATAATTCCTACTTGTTTTTAGGATACATTGAATTCGCCAATTATATAACGAAAAAATCAGCAGTCGACGAAGAAGACCCAAAGCAAAACAAGGCTGAAATGATACGCAAATTAAAACGCCACTTTAATAACCGATTAGTAATTATCGACGAGGTTCATAATATTAGATTAAGCGATGATAAACAAGATAAACGTGTAGCACAAGAATTATTCAAATTGGTGAAATATGTGGATAACTTGCGACTATTATTATTATCCGCTACACCAATGTATAATAGTTACAAGGAGATAATCTGGCTTCTTAATGTCATGAATTTAAATGATCGTCGTTCAACCATTGAAATAAATGATGTGTTTGACAAAGCCGGTAATTTATTAATTAAGGAAGACGGCACACCGATTGGCGAGGATATATTGCGAAGAAAGGCAACCGGATATGTATCATTTGTACGCGGCGAAAATCCATATACATTTCCTTATCGCATATTTCCATCATTATTTTCTAGATCAAATACATTCAAAGAGCTCACTTATCCTCGTAAACAGTTGAATGGAAAGGAAATTATTCAGCCATTGGAGCATTTAGATGTATATGTAAGTACATGTGGCTCTTTCCAAGAAAAAGGCTATAATTACATTATTTCAAATATCAAGGAGAAAGCCGGAAAAACGAAAGAGGGATTGCCAAGTTTCGAAAATATGGATTCATTTGGATATACAATTTTACAAAAACCTCTTCAAGCATTAAATATGGTTTATCCGCATAAATTATTAGACAGTGAAACGCCTTCTTTTGATTCGAAATTAATATTAGGCAGTGAAGGGCTAAAAAGAACAATGAAATATACGGAAACGACAAATCCACCTACTAGAAAAAACTTTGAATACAAAACGAAGGAATTTGGAGATTTTTTCGCGCCGGATAAAATTGGCATGTACAGTTCTAAAATTAAAAATATCATGGATAACATTCTTAATTCCACTGGAATTGTTTTAATTTACAGTCAATTTATAGACGGTGGTGTTGTACCTATAGCCCTTGCTCTAGAATCAATGGGTTTCACACGATTTGGAACAAAAGCGTCTAATTTATTTAAAACGCCGCCACATAAACAAATTGATGTAAACACTTATTTACCACGTGACGAAATGGAAAACCCAGCGAATTTTAAACCAGCTACATATACCATGATTACCGGTGAAAAGGCATTGTCACCAGATAAGGTATTTGATTTAAAAAACCTAACAGACGAAGACAATAAGAACGGAGAGAAAATAAAGGTAGTTATTATTTCCATGACCGGCTCAGAAGGTATTGATTTTAAGAACTTGAGACAAGTTCATATATTAGAACCGTGGTATAACTTGAGTTTAATAGAACAAATCATAGGACGAGCTGTGAGAACATGTAGTCATAAACAATTACCATTCAAAGAGAGAAATGTTGAAATATTCTTATATGGCACACTCATGACAAATGGGGAAGAAGAAGCAGCAGATTTGTATATTTATAGATTGGCCGAATTAAAAGCCGTTCAAATTGGTCGCGTCAGTAGAATATTAAAAGAGTCATCGGTTGATTGTATATTAAACATTGATCAAACTAATTTCACGGAAGAAAATATGAATACCATTGTTAAGCAACAATTATCGAATAAAAATACGATTGATTTTCCAATTGGTGATAAAGCAAAAACGGTTTCATGTGATTATATGGATACATGTAACTTTAAGTGTAAGCCATTCAAGCATAAAGACGAGTTAAAGATTAAATTAGACACATACGATGAAACATTTATCATCATAAATACGGATAAAATTATTCAAAGAATTCGAGACTTGTTTAAAGAAAGATTTTTCTATAAAAAAGACAAATTAATAAGTGAAATCAATGTTGTTAAAAATTATCCGCTTATACAAATTAACGCAGCACTCACGATACTAATTAATGATCAAAATGAATATATTGTTGACAAATATGGCAGAATTGGGCACTTGATAAATATTGAAGAATATTACATGTTTCAACCAATAGAATTAAACAATGAAAATATCAGTGTATTTGATAGAATAAATCCAGTTGATTTTAAACACAAAGAGATTAAGGTGCCGATTCAAATGAAAGAAGAGCGCGTTTCGAAAATAAAATCGTTGGATTCTGCGAAGATAACAGATAACATGGGTATCGAGGCTTTAGTAGAACCAAGTGAAATCGCAGATCGTGGTGAATCAACTAGTAAAACGGCGGCAGACGGACAATCAGTTGGTCGTCGTCTAGGTATATTAGAGGAAAGTGACAAGATATATAAGATCGCGAAGGGAAGTGTAGCAACTATCAAACGAGGCGAAGAAGATTGGTATGTATTTGCGGCATTTTTGAATACTACAAAATATTTGGAAACAAATGTCGGAATGAATGATGTCGATTATGATAAATTTATTGTATCACATATTTTAGAACATTTGAATTTTGAGCAAACTAAGAAATTATTAGACTATATTTATGTTAAGCCGGAAGGAGAGTTATCTGAGTTTGAACAGAAGGTTAAAGAGTATTATAACGGACTATTATTAAAAGCGAAAGGAATAATAGGTATCATTATACCGAAAGAGAATAAACAATTTTTATTGGTTAAAGATGCCAGTGAAAAATGGGAAAATGGAAGACAAGAAGATTATACGGATTTAACATCAGAATTGAAACGGTTAATTGTTCCTACTACCATGTACAATACAGAAGTCGGTTTTGTAGGCAACTTTAAGAACGAATACAATATATTTAAAGTAAAAAACATGGAGGATAAGCGAAGTAAGGGTGCTAGATGCGACCAGTCTGGTAAATCAGACGCAATAAAAACATTAAATACGATAATTGGAACGAATAAATACACAGTCGAAAATATAAAGGGCCGAAATAAAATTGAGTTCTGTGTATTACAAGAAATGTTTTTGCGTTATTTTGACAAGACGAGGAAAAATGGCAAACGATGGTTTTTAAACCAAAGTGAATCAATTGTTAACAATATTGAAAAAGTATCTGTGTAATTTGTTGTAATTTGTTTTTTATTCAAATGAATTATTCAGATATTTGTTTTTTTGAAATTATTTTCTTTAATTATATTTAATATTAAAATTGAATAGAATTAAAGAATAAACTCTAATAATATATTAGTAATGGACGCTCCGACTGTTGTTAAAAAGGATTTTCGCAAGAAAAAGGAGGTAGGTGTATATATGAACTCCTTGCTGTCGCGCAAGCTTCAAGTATCGTTTAACAAGTTAGGCAAGAATATTAAGGAAATACTAGAAAAATTAATTAAAAAAGAAATCGAGGGAAAATGTACGATCGAAGGGTTTGTCAAATCCAACTCCACAAAACTATTGACATATTCAAGTGGTGTTATATTTGAAAACAAGGTAGAATTCGATGTAGTATTTGAATGTTTAGTATGTTGTCCAGTAGAAGGTATGTTGATTAAATGTAATGTTAAAAATAAGACACAAGCCGGTATTCGTGCGTTAATTGACGAAGATAAATCTCCAGTCGTTGTCTATCTAAGCAGAGATCATCATTATAATAATAAATATTTCAATACAGTGAAAGAGAATGACGAAATTACGATTCGCGTTATAGGTCAACGATATGAATTAAATGATGAGCAAGTAAGTGTCATTGGAGAAATCATAGAACCCAAAGCAGATAAATTTAAACCAGATAAACTTAAGCCGAGGCCTAAATTAGTTATTCAAGAAAACATTTAAAAACAAATTAGATTATCATATAATGACTGATTTGAATCGTTTAAAAGAAAGAATTGAAAGGTTGAATAAATTTCACCAAATTGAAATATTGAAATTATTAAAGACGAATGATTCGTGTACATTGAATGAGAATAAAAACGGAATATTCGTGAATTTGACAAGTTTAAATGACGGATTGATTTTTGAATTGGAAAAGTATCTTGAATATGTTCAAAAACAAGAGTCGCAGCTTAGCGAAATAGAAAAGCAAAAGAATATTCTCTCTAATACATTTTTTAAAGATAATAAAGATAACGCGCCTATTTCATTAAATGCTGAATACTAACAACATGCTAGCAGATGTATCAAAATATATGTTCACCTTAAGAAATATGTCTAACATAGACATTATTATGAACGAAGATAAATCGAAACAAAATATTGTCGCTCCGAAAAAAAATATTACGAATATAGTTGATATTTTTTTCCCCAAGCAAAGAGACCAAGTATTTTGGTGTTTCTATATTATTTTAAATGATATTACCAATTACGAAATGGTTCACAATTATTTCACTATGGAAAAGGAAACAAAATACAAATGGATTGAAGAGTTTCGATTAAAGAAGGAATTGTTTAAACCGATTAAAGTAAGCAGAACTACCGTTGAAGATGAATTGGCTAACGCAAAAACAATTACGATGGCCTCTATAAAGGCTCTATGCCATTTAAAAGATGTGAATGTTTTTTATATTGACGACAAGAAGTATTATGAAATGTTAACGAACGACGAGAAACCTATTTATGTAATTGAAAAAATCGATGGTAAATTTGGATTGAAACAGAACATTTCAAAGGAAAAGGTACAATATTACAGAGAGCATTACTGGAAATTGGAAAATTTAGATAAACCATTGAAGGCAGTTTCTAGTTATAAATCGGATGAATTAAAGGATATATGTAAACGATTACATATCGACGCACATGATATGACAAAGCCTCAAATGTATGAAAAAATATTGAGCAAGTTATGAAACAACAATCATATTCAATAATCATATAATCAAATCATAAAACAATTAATTTTAAAATTGAAAACAAATATAAAATAATATGTTCAAGTATATATACACAATCATGCCGGAATTAAATTCTCAACAGCAATTTGATAATATTGTTAATAAATATTTAGAAAGTGTTGCTAGAATAGGAGATGGTGTTCCAGAATTCGAAATTCGTTTTGGAACACGAGGCATTAAGCCCATCTCTAAAATCGATTTTGATAATGTGATTCAAAAACTAAAATCATCCGGATTCGAATTATTAAATGTCAACGCATACACATTGAAGATGCAGAGTGATTATTTGGATAAAAAGACTGGTAAAACAAAACAATCAACCGTTCGTGTTGAATTAAACGGTATTCATCAAATTCAACAATATTGTCAGTCCAATTCTCTTCAAAAATTAGCAGTCGATTTTACCCAGAAAAATTATGCTATTGTTGCCGACAAGCCGATATATCCAGTTGATATAGATGATTTCAATCTTCGTGCTTCATTTCAAACAGAGAAAAAAATACCATCACATGGAGCATTTGCCGAGAGTATTATTTCATCTTGGACTGAAAGCAAGAAAACATTCCGTTATATTAATCGAACATCATTCGTTCATAACGAGTTGCCGATTCGTTTCGATTTGAGTATTGTAAAAGAGGGCGAAATGGAAGAATATGACTATAATGGACGCAAACGATACAGAGCGAAACCAGAATATACAATTCAGTCAGCAAAGGTGTTTGATAACATTGAAAAATATGAAATAGAGTTGGAGGTTTTAAATAACAAGGTCGGAGCTGGAACGAACTATTCTAATCACATTATATTGTCAAAGGCTCTGAGAAAGGCAATTATTCATGTATTGTCCGGTTTACAAAATACCAAATACCCAATTCCATATAGCGAAATAAGAACTGTCGGCGATCAATATTTAAAACTTGTGTACGGTAAAGAATACAATGAAAAGATGAGAATGAAACCCAAAATGTTTTTAGGTCCATCTTCGTCTACCTTACAAATGTCGAATATTGCGCCTATCAATGATGACACGGTCATACCCAATATTCGTAAAGATTACACAGTCACTGAAAAGGCAGATGGAATGAGAAAATTACTATACATAAACAAGGATGGAAAAATTTACTTAATTGATACAAATATGAATATTCAATATACTGGTTCAATGACTAAAAATGTCGATTTTCATGAAACGATAATAGACGGGGAACATATTCTACATAATAAACGTGGCGAATTCATTAATTTATATGCGGCATTCGATATTTATATTGTCAATAAAAAAGATGTCCGTGCGAATTCATTTATTCCTCCTCCTCGCGATGATGGGAAAGAAGTAAATTTAACAAAGTATCGATTACCAACACTTATCAATATTATTAAAAATTTGGGCGCGGTTTCATCCATTTCAGATAAACCATCTCCGATTCGTATAGAACACAAAAATTTTAAAGCAGATAGTAAAGATGTCAGTATCTTTCAATGCTGTAATACTATAATCGATCAACAAAAGCAAGGGCTATATGAGTATGAAATTGACGGTTTGATCTTTACTCCGGCATATTTTGGTGTAGCGGCAGACAAGCCCGGTGAAGCTGGACCTCTAACTAAGCCCAGTTGGGAATATTCATTCAAATGGAAACCGGCAGAATTCAATACAATCGATTTCTTGGTTACTACTAAAAAAGATGTAAACGGAAGCGAAGATTATGTTGGAAATATATTCCAAGACGGAAATAATGCTAGCGCTAGTGAACAATTATCACAATACAAGACACTTGTTTTACGCGTTGGTTTTGATGAGAAGAAACATGGTTATATTAATCCATGCGCTGATGTTATTAATGACAAACTGCCCAGTTTCGTGGATAGCGATAGAGGTGTAGAACGCGAAGAAACATATAAACCTATGCCATTTTATCCAACAAACCCGTTTGACTCAGACGCGAATATATGTAATATTATGCTACACACAGATGAAAGCGGTAATAAACAACTCTTTACTGAAGAGAAGGAAGTATTTAGCGACGGAATGATTGTTGAGTTTAGGTATGATTTTACTCGTGAAAACAAGTGGAGATGGGTTCCATTACGCGTGCGTTACGATAAAACAGAAGAGTATAAGAAGGGATTTCCGCAATATGGTAACGCGTATCATGTGGCCAATAATAACTGGCATTCTATTCACAATCCAGTTACAGAGGAGATGATTAGAACCGGACTAAATATTCCAGACGAATTAGCAGATGACGATGTTTACTATAATCGTGTAGCCGGACAATCTAAAACGCGCGGACTACGAGATTTTCATAATTTATTCGTAAAAAAATTATTGATAACAAGTATCGCAACTAAAGGCAACACTCTCATAGATTACGCAGTTGGTAAAGGTGGTGATTTCCCCAAATGGATAAATGCCAAGCTATCATTTGTATTTGGTATTGATATAGCAAAGGACAATATTGAAAACCGTATTGACGGTGCGTGTGCTAGATATTTAAATTATCGCAAATCGTTCAAAGTTATGCCACACGCATTATTTGTCCATGGTAATTCAGTATTTAATATTAAGGATGGTGAAGCGCTGTATAGTGAAAAAGCGAAACAAATCACGAATGCGGTATTTGGAGAAGGACCCAAAGACAAGGATAAGCTAGGAGTCGGTGTCTATAGACAATATGGAAAGGCAAATGAAGGTTTTAATATTAGCTCTTGTCAATTTGCGATTCACTATTTCTTTGAAAATAAGAAGACTTTGAACAGCTTCTTAAGAAATGTGAGTGAATGTACCAAAGTAAATGGTTATTTTGTAGGTGGATGCTACGACGGAACTGCGATATTTGATATGTTGCGTGGAACAGAAACGGGAGAAAGCGTCTCTATATTAGATGGGGACAAGAAAATTTGGCAAATTACAAAGGGATATAAAAACGATAATTTTGATGATGACGAAACATCATTGGGTTACGCAATTGATGTATTTCAAGAAACAATCAATAAAACATTCCGTGAATATTTGGTTAACTTTGAGTATTTGACTAGAGTTATAGAAAATTATGGATTCGTATTGTTAACGAAAGACGAATGTGCTGAGATTGGTATTTCAAACAGCGTAGATTCGTTTCAACAACTATATAAACTAATGGAATCTGAGATTGCTCGATCTCCCAAAAAGAAGAATGACTATGGTGATGCGTTCAAGATGACGCCAAAGGAAAAACAGATTTCATTCTTTAACAAGTATTTCATATATAAAAAAATTAGAAATGTAGATACTCGCGCAATATATAATACTATGATTGGTAGTTCAAAATTTCAAGAGCAAATGGATAAACTAGATGGCGAAGAGGCAGAAATGGTTGCCGCACAAGAAGAGGAAGAGAATAAACCAAAGGCTCCTAAGAAATTAAAGCGCAAGTTAAAGTTGGAACCATCAAGTAAGGAGAGCAAAGATAGCAAATAAGTAGATGGATCATATCAATAAGCAAAACGATCATATCAATAAGCAAAACGATCATATCAATAATTAGACAGATAAATCGGAAATCCGTTGTTAGTGTATGTATAATAAAAAGAACCTAAACATATTTTTTATTATACTAGTATCATCATGAGTTATTATTTATTACCAGAAATCCATACAAATATAGATAAATTACAATTTCAATCTAGTGAAGAAGATAATTTATATGTTAGTTTCACATTGAACAATTATTTAAATAATATCAAAAAGCAAATCGATGAAAATTATGAAAATTGGGATTATATGAAGAGATATACAAATCCATACGAATTTATTCATACCATTGTACCAAACACAAAATACTCGGTTAGCAAATTAAAACCACTTTCCAGATCATTTTATAAAATGGTTGAATTGGTCAATATGTTTAGCTTATTCGACAATTTTGTATCTGAGTCCATTAATACATTTCACTTGGCAGAGGGACCAGGTGGATTTATAGAAGCCACTAATTTTATGCGAAATAATACATTAGATACCTATTATGGTATGACACTTATAAATGAAGATCCGAATGTGCCTGGTTGGAAAAAAACCAGTAGTTTTTTAGAAAGTCATCCGAATATTCAAATTGAGTATGGGGCTACTGGTACAGGTGATTTACTAGATGTAGAGAATTTGAAATATTGTAGTAATAAATATAAAAATTCGATGAATATTATTACTGCGGATGGTGGATTTGATTTTTCCATAGATTTTAATCAGCAAGAAATACTAGCAAGCAACTTATTATTGGCTCAAGTTAGTTTTGCCATATCAATGCAAAAAATAGGTGGGCATTTCATAATGAAAATTTTTGACATATTTACAAAAACAACATGTGATATCATATATTTGCTATCTACATTATATAAACAAGTTTATATTGTAAAACCATGTACAAGTAGGATGGCTAATTCGGAGAAATATATTGTGTGTAAGGGATTTAAAAAATATCCAGATGCGTTAATTAAGAATATTATTAGTAATTATTCGACATTAAAAACTGCGCCGTTTATTTCTGGAATTTTAGGATTTAAATTAGATTATTTTTATATTAATAAGATTGAGGAATACAATGCTATATTTGGACAACAACAAATAGAAAATATCGGATCTACATTAAATTTGATGAATTGTAAAAATAAAAATGACCGTCTAGAAACAATGAAGAAAAATAATATTCAAAAATGTATTCAATGGTGTGAAAAAAACCACATTTTGTATAACAAAAGTTTGATACAAACAAATATTTTTACATTTAATGTAGTATAAATAATGACGGTTTAAATTATTTTTATTTTTTATTTTATACCAATAGTATATAATGCACAAACTATTATATAAGTGGCATAGATCACCGCGAGTTGTAAAATTAATCACAGTTGCTATAGCTGTTTATATGTTATGGGCTCTATTTATTAAGAAAAAATCCGAAGTTGAGAACTTTGGAAATCCTAGAACATGTACATATTATTATATGAACGAATGTGGTCATTGCAAACGATTCGCACCAGAATGGGACAATTTTGTTCAATCATACACTGGTCCGGTGACATTGCGCAAGGTAGAGATGAGTGAAGCGGGTGACGATTTGGAGAAATACAACATTCGTGGTTTCCCTACAATATTAGTAGTTGATGATAAAGGAGAATTTAAGGACTATGATGGTCCTAGAACTAGCGAGGCATTGACTAAGTTTTTAGCTGATTAAATCTCTTATATTAGTAAATTTTCATAACGTATTCTTCACATAATTCAATTTTTTTAATTTAATAAAAAAATTGAACCCAATAATTATTCATACACGTTATTTATCTTACGGATATGTTTAGTGAAACTATGAACGCAGAAAATATGAAGAGTGAAATCATGAATATCGACACGGCAGTCATTTCATTGTATGTTGATATTCATGTATACATTATTTACAATTTAATTGGAATGGTTAGGTTAGCACTTATATTTATTAGTGCGATATGTGTCATGTTAGGATATATGTGTTCGGTTTGTTCTGTATGGATAGATAAACTACTAATTGGTATATCAGCCAGTATAAATATAGCACGATCCATAAATAGCATAAATTATAATATTCGACACATGTCTGATATAGTAAGTGGTATTATTAATAGAAATTTCGCGTCTGTCGACGATGTCAATGAAATATATAGTAATTTATTTAATAATGGTATTCCTATAAATATCAATACTACTTATATTAAAACAGAACCTACATCTGACGACGAATCTGATGATGATGGTGACGATATTGACGGTGATAAAGAAACAGATCATGATACTCATGATAATGGAGACGATGATGCCAATGAAACTAGTCATGCCGATTCAGAAGAAACTAGTCATGACGAATCAGAAGAAACTAGTCATGACGAATCAGATGAATATGCCGATTTACCAGATTTGATTCCAATTACCGATGAAGTTACTCAAGTGGTGGATGAACCTAAAAATGAACAACATGTAGCAGATAATAAAGTTTATATTGATGATGACATCCAAGATGTAACAGATCAATATCTGGAAAAAAAAGAGGCAGAAAAAGAAGCAAATAAGGTAATTGTCGATTTGACTCAAGCTGATGATAAAAATACATCAAGTGATAATGATAAGAATAAGAATACAACTGAATACATATAAAATAAATATTATGATTATGATATTACGCAATAAGCAATAAACAATAAACAAAACACAATCAGAAAAATAGTCCATTCCATAACCATCACTTTAATTTACAGAACTCCAGAAAGAAGACAATACTTGACTAGGACCACAATTAGAATTTCCAGTCGCACAAATTGTTTTTTGTCCGTTGCGTCTCCAAGCCAAAGGAGGATTATATTTTGTCTTAATAAAATACGCGGTATTTCCATCATAATTACCTTGATACTTTCCAGCATTAGCGGCTGCCTCTCCAAACGCACTTCTAAACGACGCGCCATTTTTCGTAATAGTATCATACTTCAATTTCGCCAAGCGTGTTCCATTGTCGACCGCACCTTGAATCGCAAATTGCGCATTACTTGGTTTGTATGTTGTAGTATTGCTACATTGTCTTCCAGTTTGATATGGATTTGTACAGTTATTGGTATTAAATTCGGTCGAATTATTTTCAATATAAGGGGAATCGTATGTATTTCCAGCAATCTCTTGAATCGATTGCTTTTGACTGTACAATTTACAACGAGACTTTAAATACGCTTTATTATCACTATAATATGACTTGCTTAACAATGTGACAGCCGATTTAATTATATTGTTTTCTGGTGTATTACATATTCTATTTGTCATATAAATACCGGTTTGAATTTGATAGCTACCAGAAGCATCTACTGGACCAATTTGAATGGCAGCATTATTTTGAATGTTGTTGTTTTGTGTACCAGATGCTACTGGAATAGATGCGCGAGGTTTTATGCTTTGATAATCAGACTGTAGAAATTTATTATCAAATGTGATGTATAAATTGCCACTTCCGTCACAAGAACAATCATTTTCAGTAGTATATCCCCTAAATACAGTTCCGCCAGGTCTATCAACAACACTAATTGAAGCAGAACTTCGACCACTTTGTCTCCCATTACCATTTACACTCAATTGTCTTCTCCAATGTTTCATTGGATATGCCTTACCAAATGGGCCAATGTAATTTTGAGCAATATTATAATTGTCTGATGCGGTTGTTTGTGGAGCATGACCTAAATTAACATTTGGTCTAGCCATTCCACCCATTACTCCAACGGATGTTGGTTCCATGCCATTATTAGATACCCCTTTTAGATCAACTATCGGTTGTTTCGCAGTTGTTAAAGTATTTGAATAACTAAAATTATTAGGTTTAGACATTTTAATATATAATAAAGAAAGAAAATTAACTGTTAAAATCTATAGTATTGTTTCACCATTTTACACAATTTTTATATGTTTAATTATATATATATAATAATGTCAACTGGAAATTTTTTTGAAGAAGTATTAGATGATGTAAAAGGTGTTGAACAAAGAATATTAGGACCAGATTATCAATATTGGAAACAAATTAAATCGCCCAGTCAAATGGGAATGAGTTCAAATGGATCCATTTCCACCATTGCGGCTGATGTAGGTGGATTAATTAATTATGTAGAAGTATTAGTAACTGGTAAAGGTCAAGCATCCGCTACCGGAGGTCCACTTGGAAACAAATTCTTTTTAAAAACAGCTGCTACATGTAAAGATAAAAAATCAAAGCAAATTGTAGATAGATATGTTTATGTAAATAATGTTCCGGATGGATCGATTCCTTTTATAAGTAGTGGAATGAATGTGAATTTTGGCGATTTTGAAGGGTTAGTCCCTGGAACATTAAGCAATGTATCCGCACTTAATCCAATGCTTATTTTTCAAGCATTTATGAGCGGTTCTCAACCGGAATGTGACGAAATCACATTAGAAACAATTGATGTAAATAACAATAGAGGAACTGAAACAAGACATGTTACCACAACGGATTTAAAAAATATGAATCCATGTGATTTTAAACCACAATATAACAAGAACCCAATTACCGGACAAGTGTGTCGTGAAGCTTTTACAAATAAAACGAGCACTAAAACACCAGATGATTTTCTTGTGAAATTATTTTACGCGTCACTTGGTGTATTAGGTGTATATTTATTACTAAGCATCATGAAAAAAATCAAAGAGCGAAAGTAACTATGGAAATGTAACTAGCTTTACACCATTGGTAAGGTGATTCTGTATGATACTATAACTCTTATAATATCATATTTTTACTACAAATAACAAACAAATATTTCATCGATATCTTTACTTTCGGCCAGCTGTTCGCTTTTTTCCCTTTCCCTTGTGCGTTTTAGATGACATGTGTTTTTTAGATTTTCCACCTTTCATAGATTTTTTGTGTTTTCGTCCTTTTCCACCAGAAGGAGGATTAGGATTCTCTTGACTAGAGGATGAATCAAACATACCAGTAACGCTATTTTTAATACTTGATATACTATTTTTTAATCCATCCCACATATTTCCTAATACAGATGGTTTATTTTCGTCCTCGGTAGATGACGATTGATAATTGCTATTGCTATAATCCATAATTGTTATATACTATTCATAGAAAAATATTATATAAATATTATTACCTAAATAACTTACTCTAAATACTTTAGAGTTTTACGCGTTTGTATAGTTCTAAAGCAGCCAAACCACCAGCTATTTGGGCAAGAACATATGGAATTAAATCATTCTGTGGTAATTTACCAGCAGCGACCATCATAACAGATATAGCTGGATTGAAGTTTCCGCCAGAAATAGCACCTCCGACCAAAATAGCGATTGCTAAAGCAGCACCAATTGCTAACGCGTTTCCAGTGGCAAGGATTACATAAAGAAAGAAAAGAGTTCCTAGAAATTCAACAAGATATTTGTTCATTGACTTATTATATACACTATCTATATAAAATTTACGCAAATATCTGTCTATTTCCAGTACCAGTTGTAGTAGAACCCCCACCAGATTTAAATGGATTAGCTAAAGCACCCTTCTTTTTAGGGGCAACTGATCCGCCTCCTCTAACACGCGCTAAAGAACTATTAATAAAGGTCGTATCATTTGGTTTTCCTTGAAACGATACGGTAGATTTTAATGTAGAACTCTTACCAATCGCATTGATTTTTTTCATATAAATATGTTGCGATGAATCGTAGTGGCCACTTAATAATGTCCCTCCGCCAGAATCTTTAATATATGTTTGTCTAGCATTGGAAAACATCGAATCACCCGATGATGGTGAAAATTTCTGTGGCATTCCCATTTGAGCATTAACAATAGCATTGTTTCCCCTATTTTTTAAAAGTATTCCTTGGTCTGCTGGACCAGTATAACGATATGTGAATTGAAGTCCTGACATTTTATATATAATAAGTGTATATATAAAATTATTTATAAAGGTTTAATCATGTACTCCTCATGTACAACTGCTTAATGTCGTACTCTCTTGTAAGCTACATAAGCACCATTATTAGAACCACCATAATTCCAATCATTGTAGTTTCGGTTTTCGGCTTGTTGTTTCTTAAATTTGGTATAATCGGAACCATCATATACCCACTTTACGTTGGTACTGGCACTAGGAACACCAGTTCCATCTGGTTTGGCAAAAATGCTTCCGCCTAAGAAATTTCCTTGTTGGTTAGCCGCAGTTCTAATTCTACCAGTTTTTACTTGGTTGGATCCACCAGATGTATATGCAACACGATTTAACAAATCACCGGCATTATTAACCGCGCGAAACGGTGTGGCGGCAACCTTTAAACCATTGACTGTACCGGTGGCAGCTGGTCCGTTCCATGCTTGACGAAGCGTAAATCGCATTCTTTCGCGCGCCGAACCGCCTTCCATACCAGTTCCGGAATTACTATTTGATCCGCCACCTAATAGGCCCAATGATATTCCGGGTCTACCGGCAGCTACATATGCAAGATTATCATTTTGATTTCCACAAGTGGCCATTATTATATATATCTCTCATATAAAAAAATATTTTGATTTTGCTAAAACTGTTACTTATATTTTTATTGGTTTATTACTATTTGTATGTATTTGTAGGTTAATTTATGAGTAAACAGTTATGTCATAATTCTTGGAGCAATATTCATAGTCTGTAATTCTTGGAATAGTAATTTACATGCATATGGAATTTCCACATAGTTAAAATCTACACGATTATCACAAGTTCGACATACATGAATCTTCATCTTATTATTGAATGCCGCGATCATACCACATCTTCCGCAAACATTTACTTGATATTTATCAGATGCGTCATACAATCGACCTCTTGTAAACCTAGAAGCTCCATGTGAACACATACAATCACGTTCCATCTCTCCAAATCGCAACCCACCGTCGCGACTTCTACCTTCAGCCGGTTGTCTAGTAAGATTAACCATCGGACCAATAGAACGACTGTGTTGCTTATCATTGACCATATGCTTGAGTCTTTGGTAAAACACTGGACCAATGAATATGCTTGTTTCCAACTGTTGTCCAGTTAGGCCATTGTACATGACTTCATTACCATTGCTCTCGTATCCTACTTTTAGTAGCTCTTTACGAATCGTCTCAATTGTCAAATCACCAAATGATGTACCATCACCAAATAATCCCAATTCGACTAAAACCTTTCCTAACAAAGTTTCTTTTAATTGTCCGATAGTCATACGAGATGGAATCGCATGTGGATTAATAATAATGTCGGGTTTTACTCCAGCTGCCGTGAATGGCATATCACATTCTGGAATAATATTTCCAATCGTTCCTTTTTGTCCATGGCGTGAACTAAACTTGTCACCAATTACGGGACGTCTTACAGTTCTTACACGAACTTTACAGAAACTATATCCATCGCCATTTCTATCGATGAAATTTTTATCAACATATGATTCTTCGTGTGTACGATAGGTACGACTCAGATCCTCGTATTTTATAACCTTGGTGTGATCATTACGATTCTCCTTAATAGGCACGACCTTCGCAATAATAACATCATTGTTCTCAATCAGCGTATTCTCCGGCATGACGCCCTTATTTGTAACCTTGCTGTAATTTCCATACTTCATCCCCTTTGTCTTATTGGAGTCCGGCTTACAGCGAATTTCTTCGTCGCCATTAATCTTCTTGTCCTCATCCTTTTCGGTGTGATAAATCGTGGCTTGAAATAAACCTCTATCAATGGAACCTTGATTGAATAGCAAACTATCCTCTTGATTATAACCGCTATGTGTCATAATGGCCACTATAACTGGTGTGCCAGCCGGAATTTTATCCAATTTTACCATGCCCATTACACGCGTGTCTACAAGTGGTCTAGCTGGATATGTCAATACATACGCAGTCTTGTCCATGCGTGTGTCATAATTTGTGACATATACACCCATCGCTTGTTTACCCATAGCAGATTGGTATGTATTTCTAGGACTTTGATTGTGGTCTGGAAATGGAATACAAGACGCGACAACCCCAAATATCGTACTGGGATGAATTTCGCAATGTGTATATTTGTAGAGAAACTGTCCAGAGTTGTACAATTCATTTGGCTTCATAGCAATCATACTGAAACTTTGTTCTTCTGGATCGATATACTCAATCACAGAGTCCTCAATATTACAATTGGTTAGTAAATCATTCCAATCCAATTCGCCAGACTTGAGTCTATTTACAATATTCTTTTTCAGAAGTACACGTCCGTCTTTTACACGAAGCACTGGTCGAGTCAATCTACCCGCATCAGTACAAATACGGATTTCGCGATTTCTGTAATCAAATACTATCGATGTATAAATATTAATCATACCCTTGTGTTTGTAATCTTGAAATGTCGTGAATAATTTGTATGGATCATCACTTACACCCATCCAAGCACCATTTACGAATATTTTTACCTTCTTTTCCAGCTGTTGTGCGGTTAACTTGTCTAATGGTGTAATATGCGGAACTACATATTCATGAATAGACGCACTGTTGGTCGGAATCGTTACATGAGTCATGTAACTGATATTTTTTACCACACCTACACTAGCACCTTCTGGTGTCTCTGCCGGACAAAGGAACCCCCATGTTGTGTTGTGTAGCTTACGAGGCGGAATCAACTTCCCACTCTTATCAATGGGCGTATTAATACGACGCAAATGACTCAAACTGGAAACATAGGTCAGTCTATTCAATACTTGCGCTACACCAACCTTGTTGCTATTTACATTTTTTACTCCAAAATCACCAGTTGAAAGAGCCCGCTTCAGACCGTTTTCAATCGTAGTAGATTTGACAATTTTATAAATATTTGTAGTGTTAATAATACTTAAATAATCCTCGGTAGATCGCCAAGAACCAGTGTTAATCTCGCGCACAATCTGCTTTTGCATATCTTTTACTAATTTGTTGAAATAATTGCGATATAAATTATTCAATAGTGTTCCGGTCAAATCAATGCGCTTATTCAAATACGAATCTCGGTCATCTTGCGGAATCCATTCGAAACTACATCTGAGAAGCTTATTTGTCATGTATCCTAACATATAAATCTTTTGAATGTCGTTATGACAATGCGGAAACAAATCGTTGTTCAAAATGTCCATTGTGAAATCACGCTTCTTTTTTGCGCCAGATTCCTTGTCCATATTAATTGGCGTAAACATTGCGTGTCCCATCAAATACTTTATCGCATCTTCTTGTGTCATGATCGTATTTGCCTCTATAATACTGCCTTGTAGTCCATACTTCATCTTTTTGTATTTCTTTTCTTCCATGTCCAATATAATTTTCTCGCAAATTTCCTTGTCGGATATAACGCCCATAGCTCGGAACACAATGAAAAGCGGTACTGGATTTTTTAGTCGCGGGATTTGAATATGAATAGATGTGCCAAAGCCGGTATTTTTACTTGTAATCATCATGCTAATTTGTTTTGGGCTAATACACTTGAAATCCGGGACGGACTTTATTTCCGCTGACCAGCTCCACTTGTTGTTATTTTTACTCACATTAAAGCAATATACGCGATTTTCAGCAGCGCGTTCTTGACCCAATACAGTCTTTTCACTACCATTAATAATGAAATATCCACCCGCGTCGAATTTACACTCACCGCTAATATTTTCATCGATGTGTTGATATTGATTCAAAACACAAACAGATGACTTCAACATAATCGGCAACTTTCCAATATGAATCTTTGGTAAAGTCTTGTAAAAGGTTTGGCTGTTTTCCAAATTCGGACCACTTCGAACAATATACTTTATATTTAAATCAATCGTCATCATGGAAGCATATGTGAAATTTCTTAATCTGGCTTCTTGTGGAAACATGAGCTTGGACGCACCATTGTTTTCATGAATTTGTGGTCTGTATAAATGAAAGTTCTCAAATGTAATGAATATTTCTAAGCTGTGCTTACCACTCGCAGCATCGTAATCATTTTCTGAGCATATTTGAACTGGGTTAAACATATCAATTGTCTTTTGTATTTGATAATTCACGAAATTATTATACGATTCTAATTGGTGCCTCACCAATTGTGTCAAGTGTTGGTCCTTGAAATACGACTCGATTACCGTCCATGGTGTCTCGATGTATCTCCCCAAATTATCTTTTATTTCCTTTTCCAGGTTGTTCATCTTTACTTATTATAAAATCATTTTACAAACCATTTTGTAAATCAATTTATTTTTAAAACATTTTTTAAATCGGTATAAAATAATAATTAGAATAAATTAAAATATCATTATATTATATATAATGTTAAATAATCGTAATCATTTCTCTAAAAAAAAGAAATATCGACATGTCAGACATAACTTTGATTTGTCAAATAACAATCCATTCACTTCGAATACTATTAATATAAATAATAATCATCAAAAAGATGACCTACAATTATCAAACAATAAAAATATATTTAAAATGTTTAAATTCAATGATGATATTGATATAGGTGCGAATGATATTAATTTATTCATGAATAATAGGAATAATACGAAACTATGTATAAGCAATAAAAATAATTTAAACCCGTTTATTGATTGTAATACAATGAATATTATACCTATTAATCCGCCTATTAAAACAAACAAACTTATTACATGTCTTGACAATAATGGTTCAAATAATGGCAATGATAATGATACGAATAAGTGCAATGATAAGACGGGTAATAAAAAGGACGAGAACAAGGATACTATAAAGATTGATAGAGAGAAAACCGATATATTATTAAAATTTTTATTGAAAAGCACTGAAAAAGAATTTTATGAAAAATATAATTCGCCATTTTTTTCCGGTATTCCGCGAATTCCATTACAAATCGAACAGAAACAGCCCTCCATCGATGAAGACATAAAAAATATAATAAAAGAACAAGTTTGTATAAATACAACTGTTGAAAATCTACATGATTTGATAAATTTATGTGATAAATATCCGTTAGCTGACAACATTGAATACAATATTAACATGAAGGCTCTTCATAATATTAAACCATCACTAATTGAGCTTCAAGACATGATTGGAATGAAAACGATCAAGGAAAACATTGTTGACCAGATTTTATATTTTATACAAGATTTGCACAATATATCGCCAAATAATTCGGATTATATGCATGCGGCTATTTATGGGCCACCCGGTACTGGTAAAACCGAAGTGGCAAAAATTATGGGTAAAATATTTAGCAAATTGGGAATTTTGAAAAATAATGTATTCAAAAAAGTGACGAGAGAAGACCTAGTCGCCGGATTTTTAGGACAAACTGCTATAAAAACCAAAGATGTCATCAAAGAATGTTTAGGAGGAGTATTGTTTATTGATGAGGCATATGCTTTAGGAAATAAAGAAAAACGCGATTCATTTTCCAAAGAAAGCATCGATACTATTTGCGAAGCATTAAGTGATCACAAAAAGGATTTGATGTGTATAATTGCTGGATACGAGCAAGAATTGAAAGACTGTTTTTTTAGTTATAATCCAGGGCTTGAATCTCGTTTCACTTGGAAATTTAAGATTGACGAGTATACGCACACTGAATTAAAGCAAATATTTGAAAAGAAAGTAAAAGATTGTGGTTGGGATTTAAAAGAACCGTTGGAAGATAAGTGGTTTGACAAAAATAAAGCGTATTTTAAATATTATGGTCGAGATATGGAGGCACTATTTTCAAAAGTGAAAATTGCTCATAGTCGCCGAGTATTTTGTTTATCAAAGGAGGAGAGGACAAAAATAAATATGAAAGATTTAGAAAAAGGGTTTGATACCTATAAGAAGATGGGTGATAGTGATAAGAAAATGGAAGAACAAGAGCGTTTGAAACAAATGTATAGCACTATATATTGTTAGATATTGTAATTTAACGATGTTTATTGTGAATTATTCCTTATAATATAGTATAATTAAAAATATATTATGAGTGAAAGTAGAAAGATAGTAATAAATGATTCTTTTTTAAATTCGAATGGTGGTAATAAAACTAGAAAAAATACTGGTGACAAAATTAAAAAAGAAAAGCCGAAACCAGTAATAAAGCCAAATTCTTTGAAAAAGACGCTACTTGAGAAAATAAAAAAACACCAACAAACTGAAAAAATGTCTAAGCAAACTGTGGGTCAAGTAAACGACGGTCATAGCGATGAAGATCTGAAATTTCACGATAGTTTTATGAATTCTTTAGAATACTTGAATAAACTCAGTGAAAGCGAGAAACAAAAGAGAAGGGAACAAAAACGAGACAAGAAACACGCTAACAAAACAGTTAAACATATGGTTCCGGTTGGAGGAAATAGAGTCATACCCAATATTGCGACTCCTATTGGAAATATGATTTCGGTTGATTGGCCAAGTGATGTAGGAGATAAACCGCCTATTGAAGTTGGAAATAACCAGATTCAATTTGGAGGCCAAGGCCAACCAATCGTTCATTTATCAAATCTACAAAATGTTAGTTCAAGTATTATTCCAGCAGTTAATCACAGTGTTAATAACAGTGTTAATAGTAATGTTAGTCAAAGTATTAGTCCAGCTATTAGTCCAATTGTTAATACAAACACACCATTGTATGGTGGACATAATAACGCACCATCACCTCCACATGGTTGTTTAAAAGGTGGTAGTAAACCTACATATCGCGAATATCACAATAAAACAGTCAAAAATAAACCTTCGATTACAATTCAAACATCCGACCACGAACATACACACATTAATCAACCAACTGTCGATACTGATATTAAAATTAGGCAGCAAAAACTTGCCGACTTAAAAAAATCACATAAAAAAATTCGTCAAACAAAGCGAACTACTAAAAAAAGCACATACACGCTTGGTAAAATTGGCGGAAAAGTGTCGGTATTAATAAAAAACAATGCTACTAGGCGAAAAATAAAACGGGAGCATGGTTTATTAAAGCAAAAACCATTAAATGAAATCAAGAAATACTTGTATGATAAAAATTTGATTAAAATCGGTTCCACGGCTCCAAACGATGTTTTGCGAATGTTATACGAACAATCTATTTTAGCGGGTGATATTACAAATGTGGAACCCGCTACTCAACTTCATAATTTCATGAATAAGTAATACACCGACCAAAAAGAAAAGTGATATTTACATACTGTAAAAAATAATTACTTGATATATTGTTGCTTCGCTTCATTGTCCAAGTATACATTTTTACTTATTGCTCTAATAATTTTACTGGTTTCCTTTTCATCATTTTCAATATCCGTCATAGAATGGCATATTAAAGTTGTTAATTTCGTTTGTATATTATCATCTTTTTCCCATCCTTCATTCACATCTTTCCATTCACTTATCATTGTTCTTTGCTTTCTAGCCAATTTCCTAATGCCTAAAAGTATTCGCAACAATTCTGTATCCTTTTCCCAATTGTTTGCTTCTTTCACATAAAGGGTTTTTCTCGTCGCGTCCGTACAATGTATCGGTCGTTCTAATATATCCAATTGGCTGAGTCCGTTGGTTATCATATTTGTTAATGTCTTGGTTAAGCCATTTTGTATGGTATTATCATATGTTTCTGCTGTAATAGGCAAAGAATCGATAAAATCGGTTAAATTCATCGCGTTTTTACAATGTTCATTCAAAAACATTTGGATGTTAAAATTTTGTGTATTGTGACTGTTTGTATTGTTATAACTATGTTCGGCATTTCCCTTGATATGTGGAATCATTTCTACGACGGTTTTTTGAAATTCCTTGTTTTCTTTCAACAGCATTAATACGATTTCTTTGAAATCGGCTTGACTACTGGGGGGAGGAATCGCAATTATTTGTTGCTGTTTTTCAACTACATGATTTGAACATGTTTTACGATGCCTAGATAATCCAGATGCGTGTTTATAACATTGTCCACAAACTTGACACATGTAGTGTACTGATAGGTGGTTTTTTTCGGCGAGTTTCACTCCTTTGTCGCTTACTGACATATGGTCACTGATTGTATTTTTTTCAATAAACATTACTGTATTGACAGCATCGGCGACTTTCTCGCCGTAATTACCATTAGTTACCATTTTGTTACCATTTTTGTGCTTTCTAGTGAGTAAATGTTTATTATAGTCGCTTTCTTTACTACATAAATATAAGCAACTATTACATGCGAATTTTTTGGCGAGTTTGTCGCCATTATAATTACCATTAATTACCATTGAATTACCATTAGACAATATTTCTAAACTGTTTACATAAATATTCCAAAAAAATTATCATAATAATAATAAAATTATTTTATTTGAATTGTGAGCATTATGGTCTAAAACACATTTTTCATGATTTTTCAATTCACAAACCAAAAAATAAAAAAACACACATAAAAACCTTGTGTAATTTTTTAAAATCCAAAATCAATTTGAAAATTTTGTAAAAAGTCATTTTGCTACATTCTTCAA